AGTGGAACTACTTCTTCTCTAGTATACCAAGATTCCTTACCTTTGTTGTTCTTTATAGAAAAATGTTCTTTTCCTTCTATATCAAACAAAGATTTCATATTTGAAAAATCATATCTATAAAATCTTTGTTTGATATCATAGACTTTTCCCATAGTAAGTGGAATCTGATCCATATGGTTGTTTATACAAATAACTTTCATTCTTCCTTTTTTGAATCAATATGTCTCACTTTATAGATGAATATCTTTTTCATATTCCTATCTCTTTTAGCCTTTTCTCTCTCCATTCATCTATCGGCATCACCGTGATCTTGCTGTACCAGTATGTGTTTCCCTCGTCGTCCTGTATTAGGTAGATCGGCTCTTCGGTGTTGTTGTCTTTCCCCTGTTCCAGCACGTCGTAGGCCTTTCCTGGGGTGAGGTCCCATTTGCAGTATCCAGGGTGGGATTTTCTTATGCAGATTGCTTTCATATTCCTAATTCATTTAATTGTTTCTCTCTCCATTCATCTAATGGAATTATAACTCTTCTCGTATAGTATGATCCATATCCAGCATCGTTAATAATAAAGAATCTCATTTTATCATCCGGGAATTTTATTTCTTTAGCTTTTTTAACGACATTATAGATCTTACCTAAAGTTAGTTCCATATAAGTATCACCGACGTATTCGTTTATACAAATAGCTTTCATATGATTTACTTTATAAATTCTTCAAAAATCTCGTCAATAGTTTTACCTTTTAAATTTTTAAGGTTGTCACCTAAGTATAAACCAAATTGTTTCATATCTTCTTCGGTGTACATTTTTTCTGATTGCCATTTAGCACCAGCTTTGAAAGCATTTCTAACATCTTTATTATAATCTTCGGTGCTACCATAATCTCCTTCATATAGATCTGGTGGATATAATTTAAGAGCAACTCCTTCTAAATTTTCATTACTTTCGTTATATCTGTGTAAATATTTCATAATCATTATTTATTTTTTAGTAATACTTATCGTAATTATCATCAATTGTTGAATTAAGAAACTCTAAAGCTTTCTCTTTTGAGACAGTTCCTCTAAGAGAACCAATATACTTCAGTTCACCACCTTGTGTCTTTATATCCACTCTAACGAAATAACCTCCAGGTTTAGTATCCATTGTCAATACTGCTTCTGGATATTTTTTTCTTAATTCACTTAATGAAAGCAACTCTTTATGAGATTGCTCTTTTAGCATCTTAAAATTTTTAATATACTTCATTAGTTATATATTAAAATTCTTTTAATCATTTATAAAAATCTTTAATTTTCTTCTAAGAGAATCTTTATACTTTTTAGGTGTCATTAAATATATAAATGATACAAAAATTATACAAAAAAACCAAAAAGATATGACGATTAAGTATAATAGGTTATTAAATATTTTCATCTTTTAAGTATATTCTCTATCTTTTTATCTCGTTCTTCTTGTTTGTGTAAATAATCAAAATAATCATATTTACTTTTAAACCCGTGTTTTCTTAAAACCTGAGTTTCATGTGAACGGAACTCGGTGTAACCACGAGTTGATTTCTCACCTAAATTTTTACAAATGTATTGATAGTCGTCGTAATCATCATACATTTTATCTAGTCCACTTCCCATTATTTTATATTTATTCTATTCCTAATTCTGATAATTTTCTATCTCTGATCTTTTTCTGATCAACAACTATCTCTACTATTCTCTTATCTATCCACTTCTCTTTCATAAAGTTAATTATACTAGGTCTGTTATTAGGATCTCTTGGATAAAGATCAAATGAAGAGAAATCAGTAGCAGTAACCTTAACACTATCTTTTGATACTTCTAAGATGGTTACCTCATAAGTTACTTTATATTCTATTTTAACAGGATCTCTTTTCGGGTTGGTGTTTACAATCCCATAGTCCTTTATTATCCCAGTATCACCAGGCATTATATCAAATATCTCTTTTTCTTTTACAACTACCTTTTTAGCAGAATCTAATTCTGTTCTGAGTGTAGTGTTTTTATCAAGGAGGTTTGATATGGTTATAGCAGAGATTACCAGTGCTATAGACAAACATATAATAACTATTAACATATTCCTAATTCATTTAGTTTTTCTTCTCTAATTTGTTGTATGGTTTTAAAAAAATCTTGACTTATAGTAATCCAACGATGTTTATCATCACATATTATATATTTACCATTCTTAAATTGTTCAGTAAATACTTTGGGGTCGGCAATTCTATACCACTTACCAACTGTTATAGAACTAACATCATCATTATTAATACAAAGTACTTTCATATCTAATATGATTTGTATATAATATTCCTTCTAAACTCCTAAGAGCTTTAATACTTAATAAGTATTTTAAGTCAGACTTCAATCTATAACATTCTTCTTTATGTGATATTTCTATGGTTTCTAAGATGGGTTTATTATGATAATTATAGAAATCATCATTAGATTTAATATCTATATTTAAAACATCTCCTTTAAAGTAGATATTAGTTATAATGAATGGCATAACCGGATTACTGAATAAGTAAAGATTAGGTTTATAACCCATTAAATCATCTCCACTTATTTTTAATTTATTGTTTCTATCTAAATAGCTTAGAATTCTTTCTATCATTTCTAACTTTAGATTCTTGGTTTTTAAGACATTCATGATAATAATTGATTTAATTTTTCTTCTCTAAAAAAGGCTTTAATCTTTTCTTTATTAATTCTTAATGAATCTCCAGGTGCGAGTTTAGAATCTGGTGTAGTCCAAGTTAGTTTACCATCATGGGTATACCAGAAGTAATCAGCAAGAGGTTCTCTTTTAAGAACATCATATATTTCTTCTAATGCTCCTTTAACTATATCATCTTCTAATTCTTTCTGAGTGCTTTGAGGCATTTTATTAAATGAATGTGTTATTTTATCCCAATACTTAATTGATTTTGGATAATTACTATCAATTACCCAATCAAAAAATGGTGTGTTAAAACAATCTTCTAAACTCATAATATCGTCCTTAATAATTGATCTCTCTTATCTTCTAAGCTCTTACTAAACCAAATGGTTTTTCTATAAGCCACTAATAGTTCTTTCCAATTTGGCATTTTATCCCAAACACCATACACATCCATAGAATCATCCCATAGAATTATATTTTGTATCTCTGGTTTATCTTCGAGTTTCCATGCCCAATAACCAACCTCTTTAGCTGTTATCATTAGTTTCTCACCAATTACTTTAATACCAGTTGCTTTGAAGTCATAATTATCATTACCAACTCTTACTTTAAAGTAATCGCCTTTCTTAACATTCTCTGTGGTTTCGAATTCAATATAAACACCACCAGATATTTTTTCTCTTCTGTTTGATGCCACTAATTCTGCTGTCAGTACTTTCATATTCTTAGTATTCAAATCTTTTATCACAATCAAGTAATTGCTCAAACTCTTCTTCAGGAAGATAATCAAACTCTCCTATAACAGTATTAACAAAATAAGATGCTCTTGAGTAATTGGAGTAGTTGTCTAATACTTCGGATAGGATCTTACCAATTTCTTTTAAAGGTTTGTTTTTTAGAAATTTTATGATATCATTCATGTTCATTACTTCATGTGGTCCTTTATCATCATAACTGTAAGTGCCGAACTTTTGAATTGCTTTATCTATCTTATCAATAAGTAAAGAAGCATCTTCACTGATATTAGATGTTTGATTTTCTTTTAGTTTTTCTAAATACTCAGTTTCTAATCTAAGATAGGATTGTAATACTGCTTTAAGTGTAGGCATATTAATACCACCTCTTTGGTCATAAAGTTCTATCTTATCGATAAGTTGTTGCATTGGTGTTTTTTCCATATTCTTTAGATTTTATAACAAATATAATAATTTTCTAGGATATTCCCAATTCTTTTATTCTAATTTCTCTCCATTTTTCTAGTGGCATTAAAACATCCTTGTAATACCATCTTTGTATACCAGCATCATTTGTTACGACCCATGCTCCTTTATCTTTATCAAATAAATAACCGTTTTTATTTGAATCAACATTATATATTTTACCTGGTGTTAGTTTTACTTTACGTCCAGCTAAGTCATAATCATCTATACAAATAACTTTCATTCTAATATCTTATTAAGTTTTTCATCTCTAAACATGGTATGGTTTATGAATAGTTCTTTCATAAACATACCGATATAATTATCATAAATATCAACACCATCAACTTTAAATCCTGTTGGTTCTGGTATAACTAATTCAGATGGTGTTGATTTACCTTCACCAAATATTCTATATACTTTATTCATAAACTCTTCACCAACATACCATTTACCTTCTTCTACAAGAATGTTTTCTGTTCCTGATAATATAAAAGTTTTTATACAGAATATTTTTTCCATTAGTGTTTGTGATTTATTACTTTAGTTTCTCCTTTTTGAACGTGTTCGCGTTCGTTAAGTATTCTTTTTATTTTTAGATTTCCTCTTCCTTGATTTATAAACAAACTTCTTTTATACATCTTTAAAAGTCTTTCAGTAGAGAGTTTATCAAGTTTTTTATCAATTGAAATATTAGTAAGATCTTCTTTTTTTCGTTTACGTAAACAAACACCATCTACATATCTATGTTCGGTATCTCCTACTTTAACACTCCATAGTTGGTTACCACCAAGATATTGGTGTTTGAATGTTATAATACCATAGTGTCCATTGTAGTGTACTGGGTCTCCTATTTCAAAAGACTTTGAATATTCTTTCTTTGCTTCAATAACTTGACGATAATCAAACTTATATTGTTTAGTTGGAGTTCTAAGTTCTTCTAATCGTTTTTGTTGTTCTTGTGTATAGATAATACTTTCTACATCAAATGATGGTAGTTCTTCTCTATCTGTTTTTAAGATGAAGTCTATAAGACTATCACGAACTTCAGCTTTTATATCAAGCATTTCACACTCAATAGTAAATTGTGGTTTGTTATTATAATACTCTAAACTTATGTAAGTAATATCATAATATTTATCATCTTTAACTTTACTTTTCTCGATAGAAATCAATCTCCAAAAGTCTTTTATATTGGATCTAATTTTATTTAGAATATTTTCATTATGTTCCATGTGACAATATATTATATTCCTAATTGATTTAATTTTATGTCTCTTATTTTCTCTTTTATGATATTTGTTATTATTTGGATATTACCACATAATTCTAAATCATAATAGGACTTATTAATTTCAAATGGGTGTTCAATAACCTTTATATTATAATAAGTAAGATCTTTTGTGTGTAGTTTCTTATGAATTAATTTTATATAATTACTTCTACGAACAGTTATAAATTCATCAATCCAACTCATGTATGATGTTTGTTGTTTATGAATTAAACTCAATGATTCCCAATACCATTTTTTATCTTCCATTAGTATTATGAAGTATATCTATTTAATTAAATGAATAGATGAAACTTTCTTCGAAGTCATAGTTGTTAGCCATTTCTCTTAATTTATCAACTGTAATAGAATTATAAAAATCTTCACCTCTACCTACTACATCATAAACTAAATCACCCCAACTATCATCACCAACACTGATACCTGGTCCGCCATCATGTCCTAACCAAGCTGATTCATATTTTTTGAATAGAATGTTTGCTTTCTCATTTACAAATTCTTCTATTTCTCTTTGGTTATCTAAACCAGATAATTCATTTTGAATTCTTTCATAATCATGATCTGATTTCCATTTAAGACCTTCGATTACTTTCCAAATTTCTTTCTCACTCATATCTTATAATATTATTATTACAAATATACTAAAAAATATTATATACCAAGTGAATTAATTTTATAATCTCTATCAAACTCTTTTACAATTCTTTTAAAGTCGTCTGTTAATCTAAATGCTTCATCATCTATTAAACATTGGTTTAGGAATATGTCTTTATTTAATTCCATTTCAGTTACAATCACTTCATCAAAATCTTTAATCTTATCATACTTATTTAATAAGGTTTGATATTGATAAGATTCTTTCCAGATGAATTCATCATCATAATGATCAAACCATTGATCACTTTTTGGATCCCAATTGTCAGGCTCATCTAATATAGTTGAATAAGTTCTGTGGAATGTTCTCCATTTTTCAGCAATCTCATTTGCTTTATCTTTATCGGTGAAAAGACCAATAGTTATTAGTTGTGATCCTTCAAAATCACTATACATTATTTCTACTTGCCAAATCTTACTCATTCAAATAATTTATTTAATTTATCGTCTCTATCAAACTCTTTATATAGATTATTCAGTTTGTCTATTTTCCATTGTTGGTCAAAAATCTGATGTATATGTGTATATAAAATACCTTTACGGAAATCTGGCTTACCACCATTTGGTATATGAGATAATCGAAACCAACATATCTCATCACCAACTACATATCTAAAATAATAAGCATCATCATTTTTAAGTAATCTAATAGTTTTAATTTTATTAGATTGTATATCACCAATCATCTTTTTATAAGCGTTAGATGTAGTGATATTAGCAAGAACTATATTATCTGTATCAATCCAATCTATATGTTCCATTAGAGTATAATTTCAACAATCATTATCTTCATCTATTAGTGTATCAACGTACCTTATATATGGCTCATCATTTAAAATTCTTTTATCATTTTCTGACAACGACTCTATTCCGTATAAGTTTATTTTATCTAAGATTATATCTTTTGTTATGTAGTTTTCAATATAATCATCGAAGGTAATTATCATATTTTCTTTTAAGAATCCATATATTTCCATATCGTGTTTACCGTATAATACTTCATCGGTAATATCTTCTACTTTGGTGAAACCATCCATACCTTCGTGAATGATAGCATCCCATTTTTTAAATTCTATTGCGTATTCTTCTGGACAGAAACCTACACTTAGATATAGATCACCGTCTCTCCAATGACATACTTTACCGTCGTATCTAAGATCGAAGAAATCATAACGATTAGCAAAATCAATTAAAAAGTCTTTAGTTTCTTTTTCAAATTTATCAAGACCTATGGTAGTTTCTTCTTCAGAGAATGAAGAAATAAATCTGTATATTCTCATTTATTTTAATTCAATAGATATATTATCAGTTTCGGTACCTAACAAATTTGCTAACTTCTCTTTTAATTCCTCTATCTCATTGACATCAATCATAACATCTTTATAAACAGAGATTGATATAAGTTCTTTCATTTTAGTTGTTGTTAGAATTTCTATTTCTTTTAATGATGTTACCAGCGAAGACAACGATGATTGCTATCCAAAGTGGTATTAGTACGATTGACCAAGACCAGTTAATTACTCCGAATATTTTTAGGATTATTAATATAATTAATACAGGTCCTAATATAGATTTATTTTTCATATTTATAGATTTTATTTTAGTATAAAGTTAGAAATATATTTTTTATATTCCTAATTCTTTAAGTTTAATTTCTCTTACTTCTGATATTGTTAAAAAATTATCAGCGTTATACTTTCTGAGCATTCCGTCTTCACATTTTACTATATAAGATGGTTCGTCTGGTTTGAATGTGATTACATCATATATGATTGGTGCTGGTTCACATTCATACCACTCACCTTTTATAAGGACTTGGGTATCTACCCAATTTACATTTATTTTGGATTGGCATTTCATAGTCCAAGTTGTTTAAGTTTTTCTTCTCTCAGTTGGTTTTTTGAAAGTGTTATCTGATTTTGGTTCACAACATAATGTTTACTTACGTCAAATGCTTTATCCGGATCTGTTGGTATTAGTCTAATTTTAGTTAGACCTTTTGATGTCTTTTCATCTAATATCTCAGTTACTTTATATAAATCATAATTATCTCCAAATAATTTGATTGATACTTCGTCACCTACTTTGAAATCTCTCATAATCCAATTTCTTTATTTTTATACAAAAATAATATTCTTTTTTAATATATACAAATATGAAATATTTAAAGATATTTGAAGATTTTAATGACCCTATAACGGAAAATAATAATAAGGCTAATGAGATAGTAGATGATATTAAAACCATTTCATATCTTTTAGAAGAAGAAGGTTTTGAATTAAGATATACATTTGCTACTAAATCTGGTAATTCTTTTGAGGTTGATGAATATAATAAAATCATTAATAGTCATGTTTTTAATACTAAATCAGTAAATATAGATATGGTGGTTGTAAAAATAATTGGAAGAACAATTACTGATCCTAAAACATTCCAAAGGACTTTAACTGATAGTGGTAAAGAAGCCATTGAGAGATATATTAATCTCTTAAAAGAACACTTAGATTATATAGACCCTAATAATATAACTACTCAAAGATCTTTGATCGGGAATACAAATGTTATAATTAAATTAGATAAAGAGTAGATATAATCTTATATCTCTTATAATAGATTGATCTCTTAAATCTGAAGCACCACTCTTTATATATTCCGATAAATATGATTCACATATACTAATAAACTCTTCAGTTTCTATTTCATCATTATCAGAATATAATCCATAGACTTCCTTCTTAATATCACTTACTACGCAATATAAATAGAATGATCCTGATGTCATAGAAGTCATTTCATTAATTATCTTGGTAGCAATTGATATTCTCATAGTCCTAATTCTTTTAGTCTATCTTCTCTTTTTGTTTGAGGGTTTATTTTTCGAGATTCTTCAGTTTCAACCCAACCAGTAAAAATTGTTTTATGCCAAAAATCACTATTGTGTTTTTTAAACTCACCATCTACTATTTTAGCAACAGATCTATATTTTATTTTAGGATATTCATTTAAATCTAATTCATATAGATGATCATCATTTTGTTCACTTGCTACAATCATGCCAGTGTGTAATTCCGAAATATCTAATCTTCTTAATATCTTCATTCTCCTAGTAACTCACTAAGTTTTTTATCGCGAGCTTCAGCTTTTTCTCTTGCCAATCTTTCTTCCTCTGATTCTGATGGTTTTGATTCATACCATATTTTAGCGTCATAATATTTTGAAAGGTATTTACCATCATATGTCATATACCCATCTTCATCGTCAAAAGAGTATTTACCATACTTATCGTATGTTGTATATTTATCTTTCATAAAGTTAACTTATTAATAAGATTGCTATTATTCCCATTATACCTACTCCTAAAATCAAGCCAATTGTAAAATACTCAGCTCTTTCTGATTTCTTCTTAGCCATTATAGTTTTCTATTTCATCAACATATTCTGGGATTCTTATAATATCATCATACCATTGTAAATTACTTAAATCCTCATTTTTCATGGTTTCTAATAATATAAGATATTCCATTCCTGTTTCATAAAAGTTCTTTATAAACCAAGATATACGTTCTTCGTAAGTTAACTTTTCTCTCATAATTACAAATATATGAAAAATATTTATAAACCCAATTCTTTTAGTTTTCTTTCTCTTATGTTAGATTTCATTATTGCTTCCATATTATGATAAACATCTTTAGTTGATTCCCAAACTTTGTTTGATACGGTACGTTTAACTATCTCATTATTAATTTCTATATAGAGTCTTTTCTTAGAAATAAAGTAGATTTGATTTATTTGATGTATCTCATATGGTACTCCAATACTTTTAATGAAATCTTCATCTTGTATCTCAGTAACATAGATAGAATCTGTATCAATATAAAGAACAGTATCAATATATTTATTAAAGTAATATTCCATTATAGAATACATATATCCACTAATTCTAACTGAGTTTTTAAATTCTAACTTACCAAACCAACTATTTAATATTAGATTTTCATAATCTGAATGGTTATTCCTTTTAAGTAGTTCTTTTAAATCATCTATCTTTATATTTGATTTATCATCACCTGTTATTAACCCTTCGTCATAAAACTGTATAATAAGATGGGTATAAAGTTTTTTAAACTCTATTTTTAAGATATTACTATGTATTGATAAGTTATTAAACTTAGAGTTTAACTCACAAAAACCACCACTGTTATTATGATTATCTAAAAATTGTTTAAGCATTAATTCCAATTTGTTTTAATTTCCAATCTCTATAACATTTCTTACAAATCGTAACATTTATTTCTGTTTTAAGACCATTAATTTTAGCGGGTATAGTATAAATATCTTCACCAGTTATCACCTCATCACATTTAAAACAATTTGGTGATTTATATGACCAACTTCCACTCATTATATTCCCAATTCAGTTAATTTCTTATCTCTAATCACATCTGTGTGATAAACAGGTTTCCAAATGTGTGGATATTTAGAAAACTCACCACTTGTATATGGTTCAAATTCTCCAAGTTTTCTTCTATTACCTGGATAATCAGCAATCAAAATATATCCCTTAATCTCAGGGTGTCTTCTCGGTGTACTACACATACAAGGTCTCATTAACTCTTACTCTTCTTTTTTTATTTTCTTATCATTTGGAAGTTTTACTTTCACACCTACTGGTTTCCATCTAAAGTATGGAGGTAAACATTCACAACACATTTCTCTCTCACCACACGTTCCACAATAATTACCATCACCATCATTTATCATGTATTTAAGAGCTTTCTCATTTATCTCTATCTCTGGAACTTTTTCACCACAGAAAGGACAAAAATTAACTTCTATATAACTTTCATGTTTTCCCCAAGAAAAATCTCTAAAACCAAATGATAACCATTTAGGTTTTTTTGTGGATGGTAGATCAATTGAATACGAATCTTCAAAATTAAATTGAAGTTTTACAACTTTATGTTTTTTAGATTCATCACAACAATTTGTTGTTATAACATGTTCATATATTCTACTCATTATAAAATCTTATTTAATTGCATTTCTCTCCATTCTTCTAAAGTCACAAAGTTTTCTTTAGAAAAAATTAAACTATGAGAACCATATTCAGTTTTATCATCAAACCAAAATCTAATATAACTTGATGATAAGTATCTATCTAATTCATAGTAAGGTAAATCATAAACTTTACCAACTTCTAAGAAGTCGTCTTTTTTAAGATACTCATTTCCCATACTATCTCTTCTCAAGATTTTATCATTTACACAAACTAATTTCATACTCCTAATTCATCAAGTCTTTTTTCTCTCCATTCATCAACCGTTATAAAGTTGTGTATGAAATATTTACCTTTAGCTTGACCTCTGCTAAGATCATCAATGAATTCAATTGATACCATATGAGACGACGACTTCCAGTAACTTCCTGCTAAAATTATATCTTCATCAGTAACTATGGCTTTAGCACCAGGTAAACAATTATATCCATCCACCTTCTCCTTCCAAACAAGAATGGTTCCTTTATTCAGTCTAATCATCTAACTTCAATTTCTTCATATGAGTAAGCATTCACATCACTTAAAGTATGATACTTACTCCACCATTCTAAAAGTAGATTTCTTCTAACATCAGTATCATCAATATCTTCTAACTCACTATCAATTTCACCAAACCTCTTTTTTAGTCTTTTATTGAATTCATTAGCTTTATCACAATACTTTTTAGCGAATTCTTCTGATCCGGTTACAAATAGGGATTCTGTATAAAAATCATCCCACGAACCACCTGTTCTTTTAACTACAAACATAATATTTTATTTATATGACCATTCATCATCTTCATCAAAGTAATAAGACTTTGATTTATCACCATCTGATATAGTACAATAGTATTCAAACTCTTGACATATTTCTTCACATAAGAAAGTATCGATATCCTCTATGTTAGTTAATTCATTAGTTTCTATTTTGACATTATGTAGTTCTTCATCTATATCATAATCAAATGTTATAATTGAATCTGGATAATCAGATAGAAATCGTTCCATTATTTTTTCACCAATTGAATCTATAATGTTAGTGTCGTCTGTGTAAACGAAAAATTCGGTTGTTATCATATTCTCCCTGTTTTTGATGTTCTTCTTAATTCATTTGCTAAAGTCTCCATTGTTTCACTAACAATAGGATGATTTTTATATGGTTTTCCAACCACAAGTAAAGTTCTTAGAATACCACGATCAGTTTCATTTAGATAACCTTTTAAATATTCGTTATATTTAACCATTGTTTCATCACTTGGTGATCCTGATCTTTTACCAGTGAATGGTTCTAAATGTTTTTCAGCACCTAATATCTCACTACAATCTTCATATATTCCGTGATATATTTTAAGATTATCATTTGTTTCTTTTGAGAACATCGGATTGTATTGATATTCTTTTCTCATATGTTTAACATTTTTAGTTTAAAGTCTCTAAGTAAAGGTAGTATTAAGTTTTTATCATTTTCACCTAAATCATCTATATACTTATGACATATTTCCATAAAGTCTTCTAATATTAGATCTTCATCCAATACATATTTGTAATTTAGTTCTTTTTTTATTTTAGATATAAAAAAATAGTTATCTAACTTACGTAAAACTGTAAGTTTTTCTAACTCCTTAATAAAATCTCTATACTCATTCATAGTGGTCAAGATAGGATTCGAACCTATGACGATGCGACCATTAAGGGTGAGATACCACTTTCTCATTACGCATTACTTGACCAACCTACTTCCTTTCTTCGTCGATGCTCGTTGTTTAGTAGTAACCAATCAGAAGTAGTCAGGACAGGATTCGAACCTGTATCATAACGCTATAAGGAACTTAATCCACGATGACTTCCCATTAGCCCACCTGACTAACATTGCCCATTATCCATCGGAAATGTTTCTACAAATATAATAAATATTTTTAATATATACTTTATAATATAAAACAAATTTCATTTAGTATGAAAAAGATTAAGAGTTGGAAGTTATTCAACGAGTCAGTTGAAGAAAGTTTAGAGGATGTAAAATGGTTTTTAGTTGATTATGATAATATAGTTCCTTATGATTATTATCCTAACTCAACTAATTTACTTGTGTATCGTATATCTGGTTATGGATTTTCAAAAGCTGATTTTGAAAGAATTGAAAGACTAGCTAATGAAGAAGATTGGAATGTTATAAATAAGAAAGAGTTTCTTATTTTCTATAAAGGGAGTAGAGAAGAAGCTGTTTTAAATTGGTTAGATGAGAATTATAATAATCTTAAAATTAAAGTTATATCAAAAGGTGAAGACCACTACTATAAGGAAAATGAGTATGTAATTTCATTTACAGTTAATAAAACTTTTAATCCGAATTATGAATTACTTTATAACAATATATTTATGGAAAGTGATATATCTTATGTACCACATGTTTTTATAGATGATGCTAACTTATTAGACGATATTTTAAAAAAGTGGTTAGAAAGGACTTATAATATTACTAAAATAACTAACATTTATTATGAGGATTAAAAATTGGAAATTATTCAACGAGTCAGTTGAATCGAGTATGGAAGATAAGTTTATGAAACATGAAATACTAAACAATATAGAAGTTATTAAAACATATGGTCGTCAAAAAAATAATAAATCAATAGATTTAAAATTTATTTATAATGATGATATTATTTGGGAGTTTAAGATTGAGGGAAACGAATATTTTGATGAGGTTATGGAGACAGGTGAAGGTATTTATAGGATAATATCGTATAAACTCATTGATAAGTATAGGGGTAAAAACTTGGGGTTTGATTTATTTAAAAAAAGTATTAATATTGTTTTCAATGAGGATGATATAAAAAAAATCTACTCATATAATAATGAGCGAAATAGAAACTCAAATAGATTATGGAATAAACTTTCTGAAAATGGCTATATTGTAAATAAAGATGAAAATTTCTACTCTGTTGAACGTTGATAAAAAAATATATTGTAACATGAGGATTAAAAATTGGAAATTATTCAACGAGTCACTTGATATGATAGAAGGTGAGTTGGAAGATATTGTTATTCACTTCTGTGAAGATGGTAATACTACTTTTGAATTGGTTGAAGTTTTTTGTGATGGTGGTATTTATATTTGGAAGGTTGATGATACTAGACAAATAAGAAGTAAAAATGATTACTGGGACTTTTATGAATCTCATAGGAGAATGGCTTTAGAGGTTGGTTATCATTTTCATTTATCTGGAGTATTGAGTGATTTAATAATATTCTCTAAGTTTGGTGATTTAAAAAACACTCTAATAGAATTATTAGATTGGATTAGTAGTTTAGAATTGGTTAGTAAAGAAAAACCATTTAATAATAGATATGTTGTTGGTAAGAAAATTTTTAATTATTATTTGTATAAGGACAAGAAGTTAGTAGAGTGGAATAAATATGTTAATTCGGATGGTTTAGAGTCATTAGATCCACGTAGAGCAAGTTTTTCAAATGGTGAGATTGGTAGTCATTATAAATCTACTGTTTATCTAGAAAATATAGTTTGTAACATTTTTTTATGTGTTGATTCAAAAATTAAATTTGATATACTTAAATCATGGTTAATTGAAATAGATCCTTTATTTAAAAAGTTTGAACTTAATGTTGGTGAATTAAAATAAAAACTCATTCGATTTATTTTACTTATTTAAAAGGTTATCAATTCTTAAATCTCTATCTTCTGCTAATATCTCTTCTTTAGATTTCTCTGGAATGAAATTTATTTTAAGATCTATTAATTGATTATCTTCTCTTTGTGTCCAAGTTATACTCTCGACACTAACTAAGTTTATACCCATATAGTTTGGGATAACCGATAAAGGAAGAGGTGAAATATGTTTTGGTTTTAAGTTATTCCTAATTCTTTTATTCGATTATTTCTTAATAGAGGAAGTATCCATTTATCATAAGTGTATGATTCTTCATCTATAAAATAATTCATGGTTAGTTTATAAAGTTCATCTTTTATATCTTCAAAGAATGGTAATGCTTCAACTAACTCACCATCTTTTGAGATTGTTATTTTGAAAAAACATCACCAGTTCTAATGTTATATAATAGAAATTCCTTTCCGGTACTAAATTCTCTTTTTTCTTTTGAAAAGAATTTCAGTTCAAATCCTCTGTTATCTTTATATCTCATATTAAATTCCACATGGTACTCTTTTTCCATTATCGGATCTAAGTACAAAACTTATATCAATTTTAGCTTCTCCTTCTTTTAGTTTAAGTGATTTAACACCGGTTGTTTTACCAGATTTTATTTCAACTATATTTAACTTTGATATAGTATCAACTTTAACTTCATAAAAAACAATTATGTCTTTATTATATCCATTTAATATTTCAGTTTCCCATTTCCCATTATCCGTTGGATATAATCTATACTCAATTGAATAGCAATCATCTCTATACCATTGGTCTTTAGGATCTTTTTTATCGGTTGCTAGTTCATATAAAGCAACAAAAACCGCTATAACTAAAGTTAATTTTATTAAATATCTTAAAGTTCTAAACATATTATTTTTTTTATTTTTTATACTAAAAATTAGATTATTTGTTTATACCTAATTTTCTAAGTTTAAGATCTCTTTGAAGTGCCAACCAATCAGATTCGTAAACAAATAATGACATATCACATATCATATGACCATAATCATTTTTAACTGACCAAAAAAGACTGCTGTAAGATAAGGTATATTTTTTACCTTTTGTTAATCTACAATTATTAGTTATAGATATAACAACTTCACCATCAACTGGCTTACGTTCACTTCGTTCATTTACGGATTTTAGACCCCATTTCATATTATCAATCTTTTATCTTAGTGGGCAATAGTTTTTAAATAGACCCAGAATAATCCTAAGAATTTACCTTGTATAACAGTAGCAACTAATGGTGCTGACCCTTCACCGTTTGAATCCATGGTCATGTCACCATAGATATTCACTCTTCTTAATTTTGTAAATAGTTTCATTTGTTTATAATTTGGTTAATTTTAACATCGCGATTATCACTCTTAATAGAAGATATTAATTTATTGATTTCATATCGGTGGATACTTGAACTCAATAAGACTCCATTATTAAAAAGGATATGTATAGCGGGTTCTGAGTTACCTTCACTCAAAACTTGTATAGATTTGATATCATACTTTTTTAGTATTTCCTCACTAAGATTTAATTGTTTTATTTCTTCTAACATATTATTTATTTTAATTTGGATCTGTTACTAAACACCAATGTTTAACTTTCATTAAACCATCTTTTACTAATTCTTTTATCTCTTGTGATGTGTGTATATCCCAGATATATTCTTTACCATCACTATTTATTTCAATCTTTAGTAATCTAGCAAAAAAGTAATTACCCATTCTATGATCAACACAAACAAGTAGTTTTGTATTAAATGGTGGATCAATTTCATCACCAATTGAAATCCATTTCATATCTGATTTACTTTTGAGTTCTTTTAATTGTTTCTTCCACATTACCAAACTATCACTTAATAGTGGGTTACCATTTTCTTCAGCATATTTGATAACATCAATAAGATTTTTTATTCTCTCACTATCATCTATTAGATTATCACAATTCATATTGTAAATATAATAAAAATTTATAAAATTTCATTGAGTTTTATATCTCTTAATTCACTTTTCGTGTAGAAGTATTTACCATAATATAATTCATGATCTTCTTCTAAGTAAAATCCAAAAGATCTACTATCAGTTATTCTAACCCATATTCTACTCGAACTTTTTGGAATTGGAACAGAGTCTTCCTCGACTATTTGGTATTTATTACCTAATAACATCTCAAATTCAACTCCATACTTTATTAAAGGAACACCTTTAGATATTAGAAATTCATCCATTACTATTCATCATTAGTTCTATTCTTGATATTAAAGACGCGAAAGCATACTCATAATCATCAAAAAGTGGTACTGAAAATCTCGAACAAACAATCTCAACATTTCCTCTACGATAAAACTTTTTAGGAGCACAAGCAATTATTTTACCACTTGAGGCGAAGTGGCCAAGTTCAAGAAGTGAAATAGGAGACATAGTATCCTCAACAAAGTTTAAGAAAATAATATCTGACTCTTCGAGTTTATTTAACTCCCAGTTTACTTGGTATCTAAACTCAGGATTCTTTTCGCTTTGTTCCCAACTTGAATCCCAAGAGTCTCTTCTGGGGTTATAGATTGTAATATTACCTGGTGTAAAAGAAAACTCATTTATTCTATTTGTAATATCTGTCTGCCAATCAACAGCTTTACCCATTTCAATAGATCCTGCTAAGAATATCTTAATGCTATTCTCAGTAGAGAACTTTGTTTTATTATCTGGTTTTATAACTTCAATTTGTGCCATTATCTTAAAAATTTATTTATTACATCGTTTATATCATCTGTTGTGACTTTTTCTAAAAGAAGATTTGTAAATCTATTGTCTATTATATTTAAATTAATAAAATCAATAATATCTCTTCGATCACCGGTTAAAGCTAATAATCTTGCTTCTCTAATACTTCCTCTATCAATAATTGTAATTTTGAAATCATTAGACTCCATATCCTTTTTCAACTCTTCGATAGATTCAATATTAGGAAAATCAACTTCTGTAAAATCATAACTAATCTCATAGTTTTCCATTAAAGACTCGGTTAAATTTTTAGCCTCCCGTAAAGTAATTGGTAAGTATTCTTTTATTATCTTAACAAACTGTAATTTACGATCTATTTTATCTTCTAATCTTATTCTAACTTTCATTTAACAAGTCATTTAATTTAATATCTCTATTTTTTACTATATAATTATCATATTCAAGTCTTATTGTTCTGAGATAATTTATATTATTAAGTATTAAATTGTGAATAAATGGTGTAGCGAATCCATCTCTTAAAAAGATGAAGAAGTCTTCTATTTGAAGAAAAGTTAAATCATTAATTTCAATGAATTCAGCTTCATCATCAAATATTACAAAGTTGTAATACTCTTCACATTTAATTATGAAATTGATAAAGTCATAAACATCATCTATTTCAGACAACTTTGAATCTAAATCTAAATCATATTCAAATAACTCACTTTCTAATATAGACTTCATTGTTAATCATATTCTTCGATATATGATTTGTTTATTCTACTAAATTCGTCTAATAAAATTTGATGTTGTTCAAACTCACCACATTGAGGTGTTAAATATAAAACGTGTGGATAAAATCGACCAGACATTGGTATCAAATTATATCGAACATTCATTAAGTGAACAATAGAATCTCCAAATACTTCCATATTATCAAAGTATTGAACTGATATTGGTTTCTTAACCTCTTCAATTTCATATTCTTTACCGTGTTTTCTCCACAATTTACTCAATCTATCATGTAGTGAGTTATCCTTATTATCAAATAACCTACCCAAATTTTTCTTGTATAATTCAGGTGATTGTAACCTCCATAGTTCATTAGAAGTTTTCTCTTTTAAGAAATTAAATTCTTCCGAAACTTCTATATACGATTCTAAACAATATGAATCATTTCCAGCTACACGATAAACAAATTGTCCATTATGAGATAATAGAGAGCTTCCATCTGAATAGAAAATAACACCATCTTTTTGGTATTTGAATTTATATCTTTTTTGATCATAGTTTTCAATAATTCCTTCAATCGGTTCAAATCCTAATAGAGATAACATTTCTGGTCTACCAAGATCATGTTTACCAATCTCCCATTGGTCATGACACTTAGACATAACATCATAAACTTTCTTATCGACCCACATGAAACGCCAGTTCTCTACCTCATCATACTTATCATTTTCATCTAATTTAGTGATGATTTTATTTACCTCTCTTCTGTTATAAGTAAACTTACCATCAACTAAGAATTTAATAAAATCAGCAATGGTGATACCTAAGTGACTTTCTATTAGTTTTGTATTATCATCTTCGATGATATCTTCCATACCACCATAATCGTTATAACGACCGAATATGGGTAATGTACAAGGTACATAACCGCCATACTCACTTGTTGATTCTTTTAAAGGTATGATAGCACATTCATGAACACTCGTTATTGCGATGTTGCTTATTCCACAACTTACTGACCAACTTCCCATATTTTATTTTTTACAAATATAAAAATTATAAACCAATATCAGACAATTTCTTTTCTCTAAGTTCTGATTTATCACCAAATCTATCTTTATGTATTGAAATAAATTTATTGTTATCATCTCTTAAAAAATAGAAATTACTAAATGTGATGTCATCATCAAGATAGTTTGGTTCTATATCATATTCTTTATATAAGGTTAAACTAATCCCCATATCTGATAAATTATCAGTATTTATACATATCAATTTCATATTCCTAATTTTTCTAATTGTGAGTTTCTAATATCTGCTATCCATTCAACTTCCGCTATCTTATAAGCCACTCCGTTCATTGCGTAAAAAGAAGCTCCTTCGCCTATGTGAACTATTACATGATCAACATAACCATAATACCAATCGTCACTATATTTAGACTTAAATCTAAATTTCATTCCTCTTTCTATTTTCATTTTAATAGTTCATTTAGTTTATTGTCTCTTCTTTCTGATTTATAATCAAAGTAATCATCTACTCTATGAACAGAGAGTGTGAAATATGGTTTTTCATTTTTACCCATATCAGCTCCCAATTGATAGAGTTCATCATCAGATAATGTTAAAAAGTAGTGAACTGTATCTCTATCATCTGATTTAATCATTAAATGTGGTAGTGATAAAGTCTTCTCACATTCTTTTTTTATTTTCTCTAAAACTTTATTCTTACTAACCAACCAAGTAGAGTCAATATCTTTATTTTTCAACTTCATTATTTCAAATCCATTTTGAACTATTTCACTGAGTGAATTATTCCAAACTTTAAAGTTGGTTACAAAGGTAACTTCTTTCTCATAGATTGTATAGTCATAATATTTACCATATTCGAATATAACACCCCAGTGAGCTGCCATTGATTTAGTACAAAGTAATTTACTCATTAAATAAAAAGATTATTATCTCACAAAGATAAACAAAAAAATTATTTATCCAAATAATTCTATTAACTCTTCTTTTGTCTTATCTTTTAATAAGTCATGTTTTATCATAAGACAATCATCTTCAAACCAACATTCATTACTCTCCTTTGAGAAAATTTCGGGTAAATCTTTTAGATATTTAATACTAAAATCATTTAGAGTTGGATCTAAAACTTTATTTAAGTTTTCCAACAAAGTTAAGTTTTTATTATAATCAGGGAAATAGATTGTCTTTGGTTCAGATCCATCTATTGATACTCTTTCTTTTCCATATTTTTTTTTACTAAACTCATCATACTTTTGATCTAAATATGGTTTTAACTCTTCCCAATTTGTATCACTTATTTTATGACCAGCTTTAGCTTCAACTACATCAATTATACCTCTGAACCAATTAACAAGTAATCCAGGTGAATCATAATCAAATTTTGGATTTCCAGAAGCCACTTTAAAAATTGTTAATCTTTTAAAGGCATACCACATATCCATACTTGGACAAACTCCTATTTTTGTTGTATCATAAGGTATTACTAAGTAAATAACTTTACCATGTGACATTTTTACTCTTGAAAGTCTTGAAGTACAAATTGATTTATTTCTTCTTGGATATTCTTTCCAAGAATCTATATTTGATAAAATAAGATTATGATAATTACCTACTGGTGAATGAGGTGCTATTCTTTCATGAGATGCGGAAACTGGTTTTGAATAAACTATATTTCCTATATCATTAGTTTTTCTGAAAAGTAATTGATCGCTATTAATATCATAATCTAAACTTTTTAATATAGTCAAGAAATCTCTACAATTCTCAATTAAAAGTGATTTAAATTCCTCAATTGTTATTTCTCTAACTGGTAGAACTCCATCTGATGGTCTAAACTCTTCATAATATTTAATATATCTCATACTTTATATATTAAATATTATTATTTATTTTAATTATCACCTAATAAATCATTTATTCTACTATCTCTTTTAGATGCTTTTGATACGATTCTATCAACATCATCTTTAAATTTATTAAATTTCTCAATGACAGTTTTATCTTTTTGTTGTTGTAAAGAAACATACATAGAGTGAATAATATCCATGTATTTATGAAGATCTTTATTATCTTTCCATCTAATGTTATTATCACCAAAGTGAATGTTACTAACCTTAAATTGATCATCTTTTATTTCCCAACTAATTAAAAAATATATATCTCGGTAATTGGATAATTTTCTCTTTATAATAATACTACCACTAATTCCTTCTTCAATATACCACTTTTGGTAATTATAACCAACCTCATAACCACTAAATGATATATCATCAAGAACTTGAATAAGTAGGTTTTTATATTCATCTAATTCGTTGAACCTTTCTGCTACACCATAAGATTTCTTTTCTACTTTTGTCTCCTCTTCTTTTTTCTCTTTTTTAAATAATTTATTAAAAAGAGATTTAGTGTTATTAAGATCACAAAAAAGCCAATCCATTCCAAATAATACACCAGATGCCATAGAAAGTACTATAAGAGTGCCAATCATAAATTCATACATTATTTTTCAGTTTGTAATAATAAATCTAAAATAATTGGCTTCAATTCCTCACATTGTTTAGCCAACCTCGTAACCATTTCCATTATCTCTGGATTATCTTTATATTCATCTTCGGATAGAATACTTGTTAAAGTCCAAAATGGAGTTAATCTATTTCTAATTTTTGCTTGTGGTGTCTCTGGTACCCAGTTACCATCCTTATCTTTATGTCCAGTTTCTTCCATTATATTCCTAATCTAATTAGTTTTTTATCTCTTATTTTCATTTCCATATCATCTATTTGGTGATTAGAACCAGCTATACCAGTACCTTCTAGTGAATATGTTATACTAACATTGTAGGTTGTAACAAGTTTAGTTTTTAAAACATCACCACCTCCATTAAGATCATATAGATGTTGTTTTTCCATTTTAACATAATGTATCTTAAATAAACCATCAAGTTTTAATAGTCCTTCATCTTTTAAAACTGATATAATATCTTCCGCTACCCAAGTAGTGTAAACTGAATATTGTGAACTAAATGGTAAATCTTCAAATAATCTAACTTCGATTAGATCATCTGGTGATGTAAATAAATTTCCACTAAACGTATATTCCATATTCAATTTTATCTAATATTTGCTTAACCTCATTTAGTTCTGCTTGAGATCCGAATAACTCAACTGGTTTTCTTCCATTCAAAGCAATTATTGGTGAATTAAGCCAACGTCTAAACTTATCTTTTTCATTGTTAAAGACACTTAGACCATATTTAAGTATTTCTCTTTTATTCATAACTATAAAGTTAATAAAATTATTATTTTATTCCTAATTTTTCCAACTTATCATCTCGCTCTGATTTTTTATCTATATACCCATCCCAATTTTTAAACTTATCACTAATATTTTTATCTCTTAGTTTATCCTCATATATAGATTCTATTTCACGTTTAATTCTATTTCTTAGAGATTCTATATCACCATAATAATCAACTTTACTGATTTTTATCAACGCAAATAATTTTTGTTCATAGATAGTTATGTAATTACCTTTTTTATAACACCAAAAGTAACCAAGATCTGAATAGTATATTTTTTTAAATCTGAGCGTAATTAATCCAAATGGTGGTGTGATTAAATCAAATGGACTACTAATTTTATTTAAGTCGATTAAATTTGAAATAGCTCCTATAATAGTAGATATTAAACTAATTGCTACTTCTACTAAAAGAAGTAGTAATGTAAATCCAATAGTAGCACCAATTGGTGTTGAAGTTTCTCTAGCCATTAAGTTAGCCAGATAAATTGTTACAATGAAAACTACAACATTTATTAATAAATATATTTTTCTTTTCATTTTATGCTAATAATGATTTTAATGCTAAATCTCTTAAATCTGATCTAAGTTGACCTTGATTAAACTTAATATCAATAGTGTCTCCTTTTATCTTGAAAGACATAGGTTTTTTTGTACCATCTGTATTTCTTTTCCAATATCCTCGACCACGAAAAACAGTCACATTATAATTATTAATTTCAATACCAAGTGTCATTGTTGTAACAATTAGATTTGGTTTAGAAGTTATAACTATATGATATTTACTATCCAAATCAACTGACTTGGCCCATTTTTTATAGTTGTTTATATGGTTTGAAATAACATAGTTATACTCTTCAGTATTGAAATATGTTATAAGTTCTTGTTTAACTCTTTCCTCATTACATTCGGAAACCTTTATTAAATTAATAACTCCTTTTCTGAAACCAAGTGTATTAGTTTCAGACTCACTGTTATGAATTTCTTTTGCTAATTTTGAAACCAATAACCAATCTGGTGTTTCTTTTGATAATTCTAATTGAATCAATTCTTTACTCATATTCCTAGTTTATTTAATACTAATTCTCTAAATAACGATTTGAACTTTCGATAGTGTATTGATCCACTTCGAAAATAAACAGCTGGTGGTTCAAAAGTATATAAACTATCATTATCAATTAAATAATAACGAGTTTTCCCATCCGCGACAACCTTTATAAAGTCTCCACTTTCAACTGATTTAACGTTCAATTTACTATCAGGGTATAACTCTTCAAGTGTTTTTTTCAAATCCATATTTACAAATATAATAAATTATTTCGGTAAAACCTTATGTTGATCACACTCAATTACCTCACCAGTTTCCAACTCTACTAAATATTCGTTTAACCACAATCCTTTCTTAACTTCTTTTACAATACCATCAACTCGTCTGTTCTTGCTAACACCGATTACTCCTTTTATAAAAACTCTCACTTCATCATCAACATTAAACTTCTTATGAGTTATCTCTGCTGGATGTTTAAGTAACCATTCTTTTAGATTGTATCTATCTCCTTCCCACTCATCTTCTTCTTCATCATAACCCCAAGGTTGGATAATGAAATCTTCATATGGTTGAAACTTTTCTAAATTATCATTACAGGTTGAACACATCATATGTTGTCTATGTGATCCAACTTGCTCACCTTCTTTGTTGAGTATTCTATACTCTATTACGTTTGCTGATGTAGCCATATTTTATTTTTTACAAAGATAAAAACTTTTATTGAAAAGTTAAATAGAATTATAAATTAAAAAATATTTATGGAAGACGGACCAATGATGGAAAGACCATCTTACAGATGGGAAAACAAAGAATACTTATTAGAAGTATTTATGAAACAATTAGGTATCACAGAAGATCAATTAGAAAATGAACCTTCTTGGATCAAAGCTAAAGTTAGAGAAGCTAATATTGATAAAGTGTTAGATAATAACTAAAAAGAAAAAGGGATTGTGAAAACAATCCCTTTTTTTATTCTTTCAATAGTTGTCTAAAAACAACTTCTGTTCCTCCATTTTCAACATCCGGTCTGATAAAAACAAGATATTTATCATTGTTGATGTTAATTTCTTGTCTAAATCCAACCTTATTATCTTTTATGACTTCGTAGATTTTATCAAATTCGCTCATAATCCTAATTCTTTTAATCTTTCTTCTCTAATAAATGGCATCAAACATTTATCTAAATATTCATTAATATCGTTGTTCATTTGATCTCTTGTTTGTTGTGTATTATATTCCCAAACATATCTAGCAACAATTTCACTTATATCTTTTATTATACAATCTTTTGCTATATCGCCTAAGTTAGAAAGTTTTTCTATCTTCTCTATGGTTTCATTTGTTAATTCTATATTCATCGAATTTTATATTTATTAAATACTTCTAAGTTGTTTGGTTCTAAAATGAATTGTAATATATTCTCACATTGTTGTATGTTTTCTGCTTTGAACCTTACTAAAATTCCACTTTTGTTGGTTTCGTATGGATCAAATGAATTTATCATAAATATCTTATCTTTCGGATAAAATGTTGCTGTCGCCATTTCTCTTGAATTATCTTTATCGTGTAATCCAATATTATATAAAAATCTATCATCTTGTTCAGACTTTTCATTTAAGAGTTTACTTAATCTAATATCTCTTAAATCTTGTAAACTAACTTCCCAACCGTAGTGGTCTGTTACATTCCATGTGTATAAGTTTCCTTTGTAATCCATTATATTCCTATTTCGTTTAACCTCTTATCTCTTAAATATTGTTTAAATCTATCTGGTTTAAATTGAACAATAAATCTACTACCTTGATAAACTATGTATTCTTCTTCGGTGTGAAGAGATGGGTAGGATAAATTACCTCGATTAAAATAAATTGTACTATATTTATCAATATACTTTATTCCACCAAATATTTCAATAAAAGTCTTTTCAATTTCATTCACTCTCATTGGTAAATAAGATTTCATATCAAAATCTTTATGAAACATTGAGTTATTTACTAAGTAATCTTTAATTTCTTTTTCGGTATTTTTATATTCTTCTTTACTAAATAAACTACTTCTGAAATTAAAATTTACTTTGATAGTTTCATCGTTCATTTCGATGACTTTATAGTCCTCAACTTGTTTGATCCTATCAATTATGTTAACCCACTCGTTTAATAATATTTTTAAGTTCATATACCTAATCCTGTTATTTTTTTATCTCTCATTTCACTTAAAGTAACAAAGTCTTCTTTAGGAAAAGGCATGTAACACCAAACAAATCTAATATACGAATAATCAGATGAATTATCTTTTTCTACTAATCTCTTATAGGATTTACCTTCTTCAACTTCGAAATTTCCCCAATCAACATGTAATATAGATTTTGTTTTGAGACAAATTACATCTTCCACTTTATCCGTATTTCTAGTCATTTTCATTGAATTGCTCATATACCTAATTCTTTTAATTTATCGTCTCTTAGTTGTCTTTTTGTATAAAAATATTTTCCGTACTTTAACCAATTTATGTTAAATAACATACCAAGATGATCATCTTTATCACTTAAAGTTACATAGTAAAATTCATCATTCATACCTTTCTTGATATTATAAATTTTATAACTTTTATCTTTAATTTTATTTTTAAAATTTTGAGTACCACTATAATACATCGAACTAATTAGTAACAAATCTAATGTTTTATATGGTATATTTTCGACCATGTATATTTCATCATCATAATCTGGTATTCTCAAGTATTCTCTAGTTTCACTTTCTGAAATACTCATTGATAATTTATCTAAGATTGCTCTGATACTTAGAATTAGAATGAGTAGTATAACTACTGTAATAGTATATTCTTTTGAATTATTTATAACAAATAAAATAGGAGTAAATGAGGCTAAGAGTACTAAAACTCTACTCACTGATCGAATTTTATATTGAATTAAAATATTTGTTATTCTCATATTTAATATATACTATATGAAAGAATTATTATCAAGTTTAGCCGATAAAATCGGTAATTCATTTTCCAATAATGAAAAAGGTTGGTCAGCTAGAAAATTGACAGCTTTCATAATAACTGTTATTGTTGTCTTTGCTCACATTAAATGGTTATCATCTTGTTATAAAAACGGTGATTTTGGTTTACTACCAGAAATACTAATAATCGACTTCTCTACTATATTATCTTTATTAGGTCTAACAACTTGGGAAAGAGTTAAAAACCGAAAAGATGATAAAAACAAAAATGAATAATTTATTTCTGAAAAAATCTCATTTTTTCATTAAGTTCACTAATTAAATTTAAAGGTGGTAATTGACCAATTTCCTTAAATTGTCTAATTGTTCTTTGTAAGTATTCAATTCTATTGATTAATTCTTTATCATCAATCTTAACCATATCTTTTGCCATAATTCAATTTTTAATAAAGATAATAAAAATTTAAAAAAATTCATAATAATTTTCTTATCTTAAATAAAAATTCTTGAAGTTTAATACTCTTGATTCATAAACAGAAGAAGTATCAATACCACTTTGTTTTAATTTATCTAAACACTGATTTAAATAATATTCAGATGGACTACCCACTCTAATGAAGTGTATAGCTGTCCACTTATCACCTTGTGGTTTAAATAAATCTTCTGGTAAATCTGAATTCTCAATCAAATCAGCAATTTTCTTCTTTCTAGGTATTAGAGGTTCACCTACCGGAACATCATATGGTTTTATTTTTCTTTCCATAGAGTATATATAAAATAAAAAAAGAGAGTTTTTAACTCTCTTTTAACATTCCAAATAATTGATCTTTTAAGTTTAATCTCTTTTTTCTTAAAGAATTTAATTCATCATTAGTGTAAATTTCATTAGCCTCAAGTCTATGAATGTCTTTATCTACTTGGTGATAGTCGTCAAATAATTTTCTAAAATGATTATTTGTAGTTTTTAAAACATGAATTTTTTCATCATATTCAACAAACTCATGGTGTAAATCGTGTTTTTCCATAATAAATTATATTTTTAATTTATATAAAAGATATAGGCTAATGTTTAATTTCGAGTTATATTCCTATTTTATTTAATTTAATATCTCTTAATTCAGATTTTGTATAATAATTTTCTCTACTGAAGAATTCCTTCATAGTTGTTTCTGATACAAATTTATCAAGGTGTGATGTGTCCCATGATCCATTTCTATTTGTTTTTACTCTAAGTATTTTAGAGTATGACGTGTGATAATATTTAGTATCACCATCTTCTTCAATTTCACTGATTTTATAATCATTATAAATAGTATCCTTTAGAACCTGGCTAAGTTCTAAATTAATATCACTTTCATTAACAAAGCAAGATATTAAAACAATAGCAAAAGCAATATAAGCAAATACCATTGTTGTTATACCAAGTTCACTCCATTCAACACTCTTTATAAAAAACTCTCCTTTATCTTCAAATAGCCTTTGTTCAGTATCATAAACTAAAGCATCTTTATAATAAGTAAGATCATAAAAATGAATTCCATTATCAATAAAGTGTTTATCTACTCTATAAAAACAGACGGACTTATCCATTGAAGTTCCTAATGAGTAAAGTAAAATACCAACAGTTAGTATTATAAACTTAACTTTATTCAAAGCGATTAAGTTTTTAATGTAGTTTATCCAAAATCTAATTAAGTTTTGTTTAGTCATTTTTATCGTATTTCCATTTAACAATATTAACCCAAATAGCTGAACCAGTTATCGGTTCTCTCCACTCTGTACAATTCTCAGATTTACAGGCACATCTATAACAATAGTGTTTATCACCTTTAGAATCAATGGCAAAAGCAAGAAAAGAGGGTAAACCTAAAAGAAATAGAAAAAATTTAGTTAAGACACATAAAAGACTTCAAAATAATTACGAATTATTAAAAAAATATGAAACCATCCAATAAAAGATGGTTTTTTTTATTATATTTGTATAAATAAAAGTCAACACTATGAACGGAACAAAAAATGTAGTAGCTATCGAAAATGCTACAAAGTCAATTGAAACATTGACAAGTCTTTTTAAGTCTAAAAGAATTTCATATGAGGAATTTGTAAAAGGCATTAATCAAAATTTATCTGATATGTCGAGTAAACGAGACTACATTCAATATCTAAAGAATATTGGATTTTATGATAAATTAGTTAAATAAAAAAAACCCTCTTAATGAGGGTTTTTTTTATTTTGTTTTTCTATAAAAAATTAGATCATCAATATGATTAAACTCTAATTCATTAAACTTTTCAATCAATTCCGGACTACCATACTCCATAACACGATATTGATCTAAACCAAATATAAACCCACCAACTGGTATCTCAGTTATTATTTTATCAAAAAAACTCATTAACTTATTAGAAATTTTAAATGGTGTGAAAAACCAAATAAAATTAGTATTAGAATAATCATAACTCATAATATCATCATGAATTAAATTCAAATTGTTATCCCAATATGAAAGTAATTCACTTTTTAATGAATTAACATACTCATCACATTTTTCAATTCCAGTGAATGTGAATTGTCTATTATTAAATTCTTTTGATTGTAAATAAAGATCGTATAATACTGTTCCAAAACCAACACCACAATCACAAGCATTAACTTCACTTGGAAGTAAACCTGCTTCTTCTAATCGTTTTAGTAAAAAAATGTTTCTTTCTATGTTGGATTCAACATATTGCCACTCACCATCTGAGTCGAATTTATCTAAATCAACTTTTACTGATGATTTTAAATATTGTACTTTATTAAAGTACTCCACTAAAAGTGGATTTGGTTCAATTATTTCAGTCATATTAGTTATATGACCTACTACAAATTTGTTTATTCTTTTTCAGTAAATGCCCATAATATACAATAGGTGAAAAACCACCCAGTTAAAACAAATCCAATTCTCCATATAATCGGATCAACACCAGACCATTCTCCTAATCCTTCACAGACACCACCAATATAACCTTCTTTCCTTTTAAACTTTTTCATATCAAATATATATTTAATTACAAATATACCTATTAAAAATGAAATTAACGTCAATTAAAAAAAATAAAAAATACATAGTTAAGTATATTGAAGACTCAAATTTTAAAGTAAACATAATAGAATTTGGAATTTTCCCAAATCAAATAGTAAAATTTGTTTATAAAGCTCCATTTGGCGGACCAATAGCAATACTCACTGGTGATCTACAAGGAAATGTTATAGCAATAAGTAGAAGAGAAGCTGATTTGGTTATCGTTGAAGAGATATAAAAAAAGAGAGCTTTTAACTCTCTTTTTATTAATCTTCATCATCCCAATCTTCATCATCATCACCATCAGCAGACCATATGATTTCACGAGAACCTTCAAATCTTCTATTACTAATTTTACCAGTATTTCTATCCCAGTTTCTCATGTTATCAACCGATGGATAAGCACGGTATCCTTCTGGTTTAACTTTAGTGTGAGCAACATATGTTCTACCACCATCATAGATGTAATGCCATCCTTTAGATCTAGCATATTCTCTAAAAACAGCATTATCTGAATCAGCACTTGTATATATACAATCCATTAAAACACCACCATCATCTAATGTCCAAAGAAGTGCTCTACCAATTATTTTATCAGGATTATCTAATGATTTTAAAATAAGTAGTTTAACTGTATCTGGATTATCAATATAGATTTCTAACCAATCTCTTCTACCAACTGCTTGGCAAGAACCACCTAAGTTTCCTCTATTTGGGAACTCATAGTTTTCTCTTTTATACCAGTAAAGAAGATCTTCACCATCAACGATTTCAAATCTTGAGAAAACATCATTCATTACCGCGATAACACCTCTAAACTCATTTACAAATGTTTCTAATTGAGCATCGTTAAATCTTAAACCTTTAGCATTTAAAAGAGCTCTGATTGCTCTACCAATTCTAATAGTTTGTCTTGATGAAGTGAAGACTTTCTTTTTTAATTCTTCATGAGCGTTAGCCAATCTTTCTTGACTATAAACACCTTCACCATTTTCAAACTTAACATAACACCAAGTTTTATTTGTTCTTGGAGAAGTCCATTTTGATATAACTTCACCATATTCAGTAGCTTGTGGATGATAAACTGGAGTATCAACAACCGGTTCATAACCCATTCTTCTAAAGATATTAAGGTTTCCAGCAGTATTTGTTAACCAATTACCTCTACGACCAGTCCATCTAACCATCTCTTTGTCTAATCTAATAATAGCTTGAGCTGTTCTATCGTTAGTAAATGATAGTTCATTATCGTTATCAATTAAGATATCAAAGAAGTTAGATACAACATCTAAGTCTTCATTCTCAATTTCTAATAAGGCTTTAGCAACCTCGTTATCAGGTAGTCTTTGTAAAGCCTTTTTAAACTTAGGTGAGTAAGCAACAATTGACTCTAAAAGAAGTAAACTTTCAACTAAAAGTTTTTCTGATAAGAAATATTTGTAGTTTAATATATTCTTCATAATTTTATATATTATTTTTAATTTCTCAAAAAAACTATTATATTTGTATCTATATAAAAAAATATGAACGAATATAAGCTTGTTACTGAAAAACTACCCGAAAAGGGCAAAGATGTTATTGCCATAGTGTTTTTTTTTATTTTTATATATTAAAAAATAATATATAATTTATGGAAAATATTTATACATGGGAAGAATTTAACGAGTCTTATAACAAACCAAGAGCTGGTGGTAAAAAAAGATGGTCTGTAAAATACAAAAAATCTATTGACTGTAATAACCCTAAAGGTTTTAGTCAGAAACAATATTGTAAGAGAAAAAGAAAAGGTGGTAAATACAAGAATAATTAAAAAAAGAGGCTAAAGCCTCTTTTTTTAAATAGTAATTTTATTTTTTGCTTTATATCCGATTGTCTTACCGGTATAGATTGGATCTTTAAATTGATTATATCCTTGATCATACAAAGTCATTCTTTCTCTACCAAGTTGGCACATAATAGAACCCTCACTACGACCAAGAGCTTTACATAGGAATTGAATATCCTCAGCATTATTTAAAATTGATGCTCTTAATAAAGCAATTTCGTTTTCAGTCCAGTTTTTTCTAGTTTTCATAATTTTAAATTATTAGTTAATATTTGCAAATATAAGAATAAAAATTGAAAAAACAAAATTATTCTTCAGTTTCTTCTATTTTTTTCGGTGGATTCATCCATTTATATCTCTCACCATCTATATAAATATAATGAGAGTGTGAATTAGCCCCTTTTTGCCAAATTTCTTTCTCGCCTTCGTTTGGATATAAAATGAATCCGTTTTCAGTAAATTTAATTTTCCCTTTAATCATATTATACTTTTAATTTTTTTGTATATATAATATGAAAAAAATGATTTTTTTTAATTATTAGAATAATAATCTGAATCGCATTTTTTATATAGATCTTTAATCAGAGTTTCTTTTTTAGAATCCGTTATAGTATAATATAAAATACCGTCTTCAGACTCTTCTTCAACTTCTAAATCAGTAGTATTTAACTTACCAACTTCAACAATAAACTTGATAACATTGGAATTTTTTTGAATAATGTGCTTTTCGAGTGGCGTTATATATTCAATTTCATCAATAATAGAACATATAAGCAAGATGTATTCATCTAAATTAAATGTTGATTTAACCAAATCACTAAAAGAATCTTTGGTTAGTACTATTTTGTTTTTAATTTTTAATTTATCATAAATAGATCTAACCATCTTAGGATTAGTAGATCTTATATATGAAATCAATACATCTAAATTCATTGTAAATATTTTTACAAATATAAAAAATAATTAAATCTTACTACGTTTTATCTCACCATTATCAAAAAATATAGTAACAATCTCTTCAATACCAGTTATTGTTAAAATAGATCTTTCTAAGTCAAAATCAATTTTCTTTCTCTCATACAAATGAATAACATGAGATGGTTCTCCATTCTTGAATATGATTACACCAAACCAACTATTATACCACTCACCCTTTGTTTCTAAGTTATAAACTTTATACTTATCTTCACCAACAGTAAATATTTTAAGTGGCTTATTTGTTAAGTCATAACAAACTTTTGAAAATTGTGTTATGTTTGAGTAATCTTTTCTCTTTGAAAGATCAATAGTTACTCCTTTATTCATAAGTTGTTTTAAACTGAAAACTGTTTCATTTGGGTTTTCATTTTTAAATGAGTTAAAGTCTTTAATTAACATTTTAATTTAATATATTTTTTATTATATATTAAATTCCCAACTTATTAAGTATGTTTTCACGTTTTCTTTGAATAGATTTCCACTCTGGGCAATTATTTAACTCAGTAAGTGATCTAACTCCAAAGTAGTTAGCTATATTACTCTCAGTTCTTCTATTACTATTTTCACCAATCAATTTATTACCAAAGTAGTAGTAAAATCTACCATCTTCTACTTCACATTTAGTAAAGAATGAAACTGTTTTTGAAAAGACTCTATCAAGTTGATAATTCGTTTCATCGTCGTTAGCGAAAATACCAACAACAGCCATTATAAAAGCAATTGTATAAATAATCCAAATAAAAATATTAGCATCATTATACTTATACTCTACAATGTTATTACCCTTTGTTAATTTGAGTGGTTTAGATTCACTTCTCATTTCTAAATCACCATCATCAAAATAAAAATAACAATGTGATCCTTCAATATTCAATTCTTTAACTACGTGAGTTACTTCTTTAACATCTGGTAATGAATTTAGTACCGGGTATAAAAGTATTAACAAACCAATAGCAACTGTTTTAACTTTGTTTGTTTTAATAAAGTTTAATAAATAAACAAGTGGAAATAGAATAATATTTTTCATCTTTTTAAATTCCTAATATTTTTAATTTTTGTTCTCTTATAAAAGAGGTATAACTTCTAAGTGATCTTGGGCTAAATGCTTCACCAGTTAAATACTTAAAACTATCTCTTTTAGATTGTTTTATTATTTTTTTAGATGGTTCATCATAATCAACATAAACATAACCATCTTCTAATTCTCTAACAAAGCCACTTAAACCGAATTTATCGGAAAGTGGCATTATTATTACAACTCGCTCCCCTACCTTAAACATATTTTAGTCGTTATCGTACCAACCTCCGTGTGTTGTTCTTGCTACTCTGGTTTCATCACCACAGATTGACTTAGTATTTGTACAAAACTTACCATCAATATCAATATAACAAAGAGTATCCATATATGGTAATTTACCAGTTTTCACTTTGTTAAGAGGAACCTTAATTGTTGCTCTTTTTCTGATAGACCCATTACTGATGTATTGACCTGGCTCCATATCTTGATGTTCTTTATACCACCATCCATTTTCTTTCGCAAACTCTCTAAATAAGTTTACATCAGAGTCATTTTTAGTGTAGATACGATCCATATAAGTTGCTTTCTCACCATCAATCTCACCGTGCCATAAGATAGCACGACCTTTGATTTTTTTAGAAGTGTATTTTTCATCTTTGATTGTACCTTCATCATCATAAAGAATAACCATTTGAACATTATCATTCTTAACATAAATGTTAAAGTAAGTTTTAGCAACTTCAGCCATACAAGATGAGTTTAAAGTACCACCACCCTCAACATAGTTTTCTCTTTTATACCAGTGTTGAATTTCTTCATCTTGAACAATATCAAACTTCTTGAAAGCGTCTCCTAAAACGTCATAAGTTGATTTGTATAAGTTTACAAACTCTTCAATATTAGAATCAGTATATTCTTCTTTAAGTAAAGTTCTAACAAGACGACCAATTCTAATTGGGTTTCTTGATTTTGTGATCATACCAACGTGTACATCAATTGTGTTGTACCAAGGTGATATAGAACCAGAACAATCATCATTGAAATAATTTTCACCGTAGTATTGGTAATAATTTTGGTCGTATGGTCGAGTGGCTTGTTTGTTGATAACACCAACACGATCTCCATCTTTTTCTTTGAATAAACAATAAGTTTTACCAGATTGTTTTGAAACAACTTCATTTAAAATCTCACCGATTGTCCCTTGTGGAATTTGGAAAGCTAAAGGTGACTCCATATCAAATTCTAAAGCTCCAAATATTCTTCTATTTGAGTTTTTGAAAAGTAAGTTACCAGTTCCGGTAACAATATGATACACCTTTGTATCATTAAGTAATTCAGCCGCTTTTCTTTCAGTGGTGAAAATTAATCCATCATTAGTAGCACCAACATCAACATAGTTGTTTACTAATTCCATTTCAGTATTGGCGTTTGATAAAATCTCCATAGCGATTTTATTTCTACCCATTGCTCTTAAAACATTTGCAAATTTAATACTTATTCTAAGTTTACTCATTGTTTGAATTTTTAATAATACAAATATAATAATTATTTTCTTATTTGAAAATAGATTTTAATTTTTTTAATACAGAATTTATTTGTCTACCATTTTCGAATGGATACATGAACTTACCAATTGGTTCTTGTGTAGTGAAAAGTACTTTTGTGAAGAAACCATCAGTGAAGAAACGAGACTTACAAGCTTCAAGTATCTCACTACATTTTTCTTCTGATGTTATTAATCCACAGTTCCAAGATCCATCAGGTCTTTTTTCTAAAAGAACATATGGGTGTTGGAATATAGGGTGCATTAAAACATCACCTTTTTTATACTCAGATGGAACATTTTTCTTAGGAGTTGGTTGGAATGATCCTTGAGTTGATTTTGGAGTAACCATTTCATCTAAAACTTTTAGTACCTCAGTTTGATTTACAGGTAAACCTTTTAGTTTTTCTAATAGGTATTCTCTATCGTCCTTTGGTAATGACCTTACCCAAGTAACAAATTTTTCTTTAGTGAAGTCAGCATTTTTAGTAATTAGGTTGATAAACGTCTTTAAAGGAATACCTACATTTTTTAATTTTTCTTCTGAGATCATAACCATATTTTTGTTTAACAAATATAGTAAAAATATTTATTATAACAAATTTTATTCATCATTAGAAATTTTGATAACTTGTCTTATAGTTGATACAGTTGTTCCAAAGACACCAAAAAGTGTTAAAATCTTTTTATAGTTAAAAGTATTACTTGGGTGGTTAACATCTAACCAACCACCTAAAATGCTACATAAATAAATGGTTAAACCCATTTGTAATCCCATTGTTGTAAATCTTAACCAAAGAGATTTATTATTATTTTTTTGACTCATATATTTTATCTATATTATTTGGATTTAATGAAGCTTCAACTGCTAACTTATCACACATTTCATTTTCAATGTGACCATTGTGACCTTTAACCCAGTGATATGTTATATTAAATTTTTTAGAAACTTCTAAAAATCTTTTCCACAAATCTTCGTTCTTTTTACCACCAAAGTTTGGTTTAGTTACCCAACTATTAACCCATCCTTTTGTTATTGAATCAATAACATATTTTGAGTCTGAGTATATTTCAATTGGATAAGTATCAACTGTTACTTTTTCTAAAGCAACAATAACGGCTAACAACTCCATTCGGTTATTGGTTGTTAGTCTAAATCCTTCTGAAATAGTTTTTTGTTTATCATTAAACTTCATTACTATTCCATATCCGCCTTTCCCAGGGTTACCAGAGCAAGCGCCATCTGTATAAATTTGAATAATTTTCATAAAGCAAATATAAAATAATTTTTTAATATATACAATATTATGAAGAATATAAAAAAGTTTAATGAGTTTGTAGATTTACAAAATGAGGGAGTTAAAGACTGGGTAGCTGGTGCTGGACTTTTAGCATCTACACTTTTGCCTAATAAAGCAACTGCCGGTGTTGAACCTGGTGATACTTTACATAAAGTTACTAAAAGTAAAAGTGAGATGGAACAATTGGTTAAATATAACCATTGGACTTTAGACTCAACAAAGGTTGATACTTTATATCAAATAATAAAAAAGAAAGCTCCTGAGACTAAAATCTATTCAGATACTATCACTTTTGGAGTTGATGGTGAATTATTTTTAACTGGTAAGTTTGAGTTGAATAGTACTGTTATTAGTGGTATAATGGATGATATAAATAGTATTGGTGAGAAGGGTGGTACTATAACAGACTTTCAAATTGAATCATCAACTGATAAAGAGCCAATTAAAATGGGTAATGATGTACTCGCTCAAAAAAGAGCTGATGTCATTAAAAATGAATTAATTAAGAATGGAGTAGATCCGAGTCTCATTTCTATTCAGACATTACCAGAACAAGGTCCTGATTTATATAAATCTGGTATGAATTCTGATGAAAGAGTTGAGGCTAGAAAAAAAACATCCGAGTTTAGATATGTTAAAGTAAGAATAGTTTATATTTTAAATGGTGATGTTGATTTACCTGCTGAATATGATACTATTATGAATAGTAAAAAGACTTATTATTTAAGTAAACCTGTTACGGTTGGTACTATAAAGCCAAGAAGGCTTAAAAATCATTTTAAAAAGACTACTGTTAGTTTACCGATTAAAAATACAAAAAGAAGTAATGGTAGAACTGATTGTCCAGACTGGGGTGGTAAAAAAGGATGGTGGAATAGTAAAAAACTTGGATACGAATAGTATCCAATTTATTTAAAGTTCATAGTTGATAATACTTCATACATTTTAATCATTTTACCATTAAAACCTTTTGTTTCTCTAAGTATTTTAGAAGAAGATCCTACAAATTTATATTTAGGTGATATTAAAATTTTATTATGTTTCTCTGAAGATTTCCAAGATTTTATAATTTCTATCGCTAAGATTGAATCTACATCTTTCTCATTTATATCAATTTTGACAACTACTCTATTAACAACTTCGGCTCGAATAAAATTTTCTGAGTGAAAAATTGTATTCTTCACTATCAACATTGAGTCTGTATTCTTTTCAGAAACATTAAAACAATCTTTAGTAAAAGAAACTGGTTGTAAATTTAAAGAAGTTCGGTAAGAGTTTAGTTCTTTCAACACTAAACTATCTAATCTGGTTTGTGAGTAAACTACCTGAGTTAACAACAACAATATGTATAAAATCTTTTTCATATATCAAATATAATAAAAAATTTTTAGTTTACAAATTATTTCCAAAATATTTGAATTCCTAATATCAGTGCTGATAAGAAAAGACAAACTCCTGTTTTTAATGTTATACCTTCCCCAAAAAGTATTATTGATAAAACTGAGAAGACTATTATTCCAATTGAAAAGCCTATTAATCTACTAGGCCATATTTGACCATCACCCCAAGCAACTAAATTTTTAACAGACATCATAAATACCCAAGAGATAGGTGCTCCCATCATTAGAACCCAAAATTTATGATCTTGTAAAAATTGATATTTTAAACTTCCTTGTATTTGAAAAAATATTAAAATTTGTGCTATCGTTCCCCAAAAAATCCCCCAAAATAAATTCATTAGTTATATATTAATTTTTAGTTTTTATTCTTTCAGCTGCTCTTTTATAAGCGTTTAATTCATTTTGTAAAGATTCTCTATCTTTATGATTTCTTGGTAGTTTATCTAATTGTTCTTGTCTTAACTTAATCTTTTCATTTAGTTTATCTAAACGAGGATTACCCGTAGTTGTTTCTTGTTTAGGTTGAGATCTTTTTTGTTCTTGATTATGTTCTCTTTTATAATCATTATACTTTTTGTCCCAATCATATTGGTTATATGTTCTATAATTGTTGTTGGATGGTCTTCTTTGTGAATTTCTAGCGATATCCAAGAATATATTTAATACTCTATGGTATTGTTGAGAATTTAATTTATAAATTCCAAGTGTACTACCAATTCGATCACTCAAAATGATAAAATTATTTAATGAACCTGAGGATAATTTAAGTCTATAACCATTTTCGAATTTATAATAAATTAGATCGCTAGTAATAATATTGATTTTATCACTATATGGATTAGCATTAAAGTCTTTAACTAATAAGTTGATTATCTTATTAGACTTTCTTTCGTCTTCATCTGATTTTTCTCTTTGACGGTTTTTATAATCTCTATAAGATTTATCAAAATCCTCATACGGATCACTGTTATATTCATAAGAATTGAAACTGTTTCTATACTTACTCTCCTTTTTATTACTCTCTTTTTCCTCAGGTTCACTTTCCAAATAATTGGTTATTAAAATAAACACTGATAATATTATAATAACAAAAATTATAAATTCCATAATAATATTTTTTTACAAAAATAAAAAAAGATTTTAATTTTTAATATATAAACTATGAGAAAAATTAAACTATTTAGTGAATTTTTAAAAGAGAGTTTAGAAATTCCGGTTGAGTATATTGACTTTGTTCAAATGTTGAAAGATCATGGTATTGATACAGATTTATATGGTACTGGTACTTATAAAACAATTGGACATCTTTGGCAAGAAATAAAAGAAGGTGAAACTGATTTAACTGATGAAAATGGTCAGTTGATGAGAAAAGTACAATTTGTCGGTGCTAGAATTCTTTATAAGAAAGATGGTGGTTGGTTAAGACTTTATGAAGAGAAACAACTATTCAAAGATGGTAGAGAAAGAAGAAGAACTCACATGCCTTATTCGGCAGCTGAAAAGTTTAAAGCTGGTGAAGATCCAAAAGAAGTAATCATCAGAGGTATGAAAGAAGAATTGGGTATTGATATAACTAAAGATCAATTTGCTTTTTATAATAAGAAAGAAATACAGAATGATGATGATTATCCTGGGATTATTTCGACTCATACTGGTTATGAATTCTTAGTTATATTAAATGATAGTCAATATATAGAAGAAGGTTACATAGAAAGACAAAAAGACAAAGATGTTTATTTTACTTGGAGACCAGTTGAGAAATCATTAAAAGAATCAAAATTATTTTTAGTATTAGAAAAATATAATAAATTATGAAAAAATTTTCCGAAATAAATGAAGCTAAATTCTTTTCAGCGGATCCAAGTATTATTAAAAAATACGCTGCTAGAATAATACCATTTTACATAACTGGTGAGTTAGTTTGTAAAGATACAAAGTTAATTGATGAGTGGTTAGAGATGAATAAAAATAATCAAAAACATCAAAATGAGAATATTGTTTGTGATTTGGAGATAATGGCAGTTAAAGCTGTTTTGGATTATAGTCCTTTAACTCAAAGTGGATATAGTGTTTTATTTAATGAAATAGATAATAAATGTCCTAAATTAGAAAGATTTATAAGAAATTTAGTAATCAACTTTAAAAAATAGTTTGGATTTTTTATATTAAGAAATTATTATTTCTGATATATACCTTTAAAAAAATCCAAACAAATGAAGTACAATCGACCTTAATAAGGTTTCACTTAACGACTTAAATCTTGTCGGTGGTAAAAACGCATCTCTTGGTGAGATGATTCAAAATCTAAAGACGTTGGGAATAAAAGTTCCTAATGGTTTCGCAATTACAACAGACGCATACCACGATTTTATCAAGTATAATAAACTTGATGAAAAAATAACTAATCTTGTTTCTGATATAGATGATAGTGATATCAACTTACTTAGAAAAACTGGATTAGAAGTAAGACAATTAAGTTCCTCTTTTTTTATTCTTCTACTTTTTCAATTATAGTCATTAAATTATATTCTCTTGAATCTCTTCTCGAATCTTCATATGAATCATATGTTTTGTCTTTGGTAGATGTATATATGAATGTTCTTTTTATAGATATTGCTTGTCTTTTCGTATCATACATACCTAACTCTAAAATTGGGTCTAAACCATTATCATAATAAACTCTCCACATAAAAACTTTTTTACTTTATACTATATATTTAAAGAAAATATTACTATATTTACATGTTAAATTAATATATAGATTATGATTAATTGGGATAATTATAAGATTGGTCAAGAACTAAATCTTAAAATAGTAGCCACTAATTCAGTAGCAAACTTAAAAGTTAAAATATCTGATTTTGAATGGGCACCTAATAGAACATTACATCTTTCTGATGTAGAAGTTATTGAATCTGATGTGGAAGATTATCACACAGGTGACTTGTTAAGACTACCGATGATAGTAAAAGATGAATGTTTTAAATTCTTAGTAGTAACGCACTATAAATCTTACAAAGAAGTAGTAAAAGAAGGATCAATTTGTTTAAACTAATCCTTTTTTAAAATTTTATTAAGTTTCCATTCTCTAAGTGCGGCTGGAACTTTTGAATAATAATTTTCATGTATAGAAAATGTTAGGTTTTCTTTACCATTCTTTATGGTTATAAAATAAACATCACCTATTCTATTTTCTCGTATAAGTTCATAATCAAAGAAGTTAATATAAACCTCTTCGATTTCTCCATAAACACTTATTCTAAACTTATCCATTTAAAATTTGTTCTAATTTAATATCTCTTTTGGTTGCTTCATCAGCAATCAGTTTAAGTTCTTTAATATCAACCCATTGACCATTCAAAAAATCAATTATACCATTTCTATTTGATTTATCTCTTACATAATTATCCGTACCTGATATATCTTCAACTTTGACTTTAGCTTTTGTATCAGAAACATTCAAAAGTGATACTTCATAATAAACAGTGAACGTATTACCTGATGAATTTTCTTTCAAATCTAAAATATGAAGACATTTATCACCAATTCCTAATTTATAAACATCTTTCTTAACTTTAGATTTCAACCTTTCTATTTCAACATTCTTACTCTTTACTTTAATTAAAAGTAAAATTGTTGATGATATTGTAAATATAAATCCTGTTATAGCAAATGCGAAACTCATAATTATTTTTTAGACATTAACTTAATATTATCGGTTGTTGCTTCCATCATTTCATGAATTGCTTGATGATAAGCAATAAACGCTTTATGAAACTTTAGATTGTTCTCCATAATTTTAGAGTTATTCTCCATCATTTCTGTCGCATTTTTAGTTAAATTGTTGAATAGATCAACTGGATTTGTGAACTTTTGATCATTAAAAGCTTTTTGCCACATATCCATCATTTCTTTAAATTGTTCCATCTTGTAGTATATTTTCTATTTTTTTATTTCTTATTTCATATAAAGGTTTAAAACGCCACATAGGGTAAATGTCATAAAAACTCATATCGTTTTTTATGACACTACCATGTTTAAAAGTATCAATTTGATCTAATGTGTATATCTTACCTATTGTTAGGTGACGTTCTACTCCTTTATTATCAATACACAATAGTTTCATTACTCTAAAACATCATTAATTCTTTCATTTCTGAAAGATTGTAAATCTATTTCAGTTTCAACATATTCATAGAAACTAATAGTAACCATACTTGCGTATTCATTAGACTCTTCTTCATTAGCACTTGGATGTAACATATAATCTACATCTTCACGCCATCTTGTTTGGATTTCACCATACTTCTCACGTAGTTTTCTATTGAATGCTAAAAATGTATCTTCATCAACACTTAAAACATCTTCCATGTCGTAGGCATAGTCTCGTAGAGAAACTTTTTTATATTCAGAAATATTAAGTTCCTTAACTTTATTTTTAGCACCTTCAAGGTCAAATGTAACTAATGATGGACTACCACCTTCTGAGTCAGAGTAAATCTCATCGTTGTACTCAAAACCCTTTTGTAAAATAACGTAACTTTTCATATTATTTGTTTAATTCAGTAATTAATAAGTCTGCGAAATGAACTGCGCTTTTAGATAACTCGGAAACATCAATTTCATTACTTGATATTAATAAACCATTTAATATCTCTAATGCCATCTTTTCTCGTTTAGTCATTTCTGATGCTGGTCTACTTCCCATTTGCTCAATTCGCAATTTGTTGTTTTCTTCAATTGTACTCATGTTATTTAAAATATTTAATAAGTTTAATGTCACAAATATAATAAAAAAGATCCATTTTTACAATGGATCTTTACCAAAAACAATTACATCAACTTTATTTTGAATTTTTGAAAGTGGTGGTAAAATAACTTTATCAACAACCCATCTCTCAATCATCATATTTGGATCTTTTCTAGCATTGTGCTTAAGTGGTAATTTATCAATCTTTTACCACCTTTTGACAAAGAAAAATAATAGTTTATATTTATACAAATATAATAAATTATTTTCTGTTCTGTTGTAAAAACTTTAAGTAATTTTCATTTCTTATGTTTTTCATTTTAACTATTAGTTTGTCCCACTCTAACATTAAAGATTCTGGTATCTCTATACCTTTCATCTCAAACTCTTTAAGTATTTCTTCTTTAGTGAAACTACATTCAACAATACCTTCAGTCCATTGTTTAACCCATAAACCCCAACCTTTTTTACCACTGATTACAGCTTTAAGTATATTAGGGTGTTTTGTTCTTGGATTTACAAACTTAAATCTACCGTTGTCATATTCTCTAAACGCAAACTTAGCTTCAGAACCGTTTTTGACGTAATCTACTTCGAAATTAGAACCACAAAAAGTTATTAAACCAGTTCTATAAATTTTGAAATAAAACTCAAACATTTTATTAAAATTATCTGAGTATTTTTTTAATTTTCTATCGTTTCTAGAACCTACCACTTCCAGTGATTTTTTTATTCTAGTTAGCTTATCGCCTCCAACTCTTTCATATAATTTATTTTATTTTTAGTGGAGAATACCGGAATCGAACCGGTCACCTCTTGTCTGCCAGACAAGCGCTCTAGCCAAATGAGCTAATTCCCCAATTAAGTAGAGAAATTTAGATGAGTGTGTTTTTACTATGCTATCCATTACACCACCACCGCATTATTTTTATTTGAGCGGTGACCAGGACTCGAACCTGGATCAGTCGTTTGAAATACGAAGTAACACTCGTTCTTTACTACTACTTTGAGCGAGAAATGAGATTCGAACTCACGACACTCTGGTTGGTAACCAGATACTCTACCACTGAGCTATTCTCGCAATTACAAAAGTTAAACTTTCAACTTTTGTTTTCTTTTTCTTTTGATCATCTTCATTATGAATTTGAATACATGATCATTTGCATCCTTTCTTAATTTTACCTTTGATGATTCGAAACTTCCCGTTAATACTTCTTTACTTTTTTTCATTTGTTTCATATTTTTATTTTTTGTGTGGAGCTAGGGGTGTACGATACCCCATCTCCGCATTGCAAGTGCGGTATGTTAGCCAGTTGTCACCATAGCCCCAAATTGAAGGAAGACTAACCTTCGTTGTAACTTAAAGTCTTTTTGAGCAGGTAGTGGGATTCGAACCCACGATGTGAACCTTATCTGACCGGATTGGAAATCCGGAGCCATCGACCAACTAGGCGACACCTGCATGTATTTCTCTATGACAATTAGAACAAACTAAAATACATTTATCTAATTCATTTTTTATTCTATCCCAAGAAAGATTATATTTCCCGGAGATTGTAAAATCTTTTTCACTCGGATTGGTATGATGAAAATCAAGTGCTTGAATACATTTATTATACCCACATAAAATACATTCACCACCTTTATACTCAACCGATTTTATTTTTAACATTGTTCTTCTTTTCAATCTATAAATTTTAGAATTTTTTTTAGCTGCATCACTATCAACCCTCTTAATATCAGCATGTTTAATTACTGTTGTTTCTGAAATTCCAAAATATATAGATGTTTCTTTTTTTGTGTGTGTTTTATAATATTCTTTTAATTGTAAAATTTCATCTTCATTTAACTCTTTATATTTTTTTAATCCAATATCACTTAGTCCATTTTCCTTACACCATTTTGATACTATTGATTTTGAACATTTTAATATTTCACTTATTTTATTTAAACTGAATCCATTTTTTCTCAATTCAATTATTTTACTTTCCAAACTCATATACTTTCCAATTCTTTCTTATATATATTAAAGTATATGGGTTCTCACCCAAAATGTCGATAGGGTGGGATTCGAACCCACGTTTTCAACTTCCCGCTACGGATATTCAATGTATAAGATTGAACCGGTACCTATCGTTTTAATTCTTTTCGTGAATCACTCGGTGGATTTTGATAGACCAGTAGACCACTTACTACCTGTTTCTTATTATAACTTTATAAATGTTTCACTCTTAATTGATTTACTAATCCATCTAGCTAATTCAGAACCTCTAATTTCAGCTTCAAATCTAGTTGTGCCTAAATCTTCTGATAAAATAACAGTTTCTACTTCATACATAGATAAACCACTTTCATCATTAAATGTTGGTCCTTCTTGTGTTGTTGATATTGGGAATTGGTATAACTCACCAAATACTTCAACATTGTAATATAAATTACCAGCGATATAGTGACTGAATCTTGCCATTGTTTTAGACTTCATTAAGTCTTTTTTTACTTCTACTTCATTAAACATAATCATTTATTTTTTATTTGTTGGAAGGGAGGGATTCGAACCCCCGTACCCGTTAGGGAGCGGATTTACAGTCCGCCGCATTTAACCACTCTGCCACCTTCCAGTTTTTATTTCATTTTATTTTTTTAATCTTCCCAATTCCCATCCTTCAGGGATTATCTCATTTTTTTTTATTTTTTTATTCTCATACCCATTTGTTATCCAACAAGTTCCAAATTGAGAATTATTCTCACCTTTTTGAATTTCACTCAACTTTTCACTTATCTTAATTTTAGATTCTTGTGAATGTTTTTTACCACTGAAACCTTTACTATTTAAATTATTTTTATTACCTTTTAGTTTATTTGATATTTTTTTTATCCAATTATCTTTAAAATCAATATCTTTCCTTTTTTCATTTAGTCTATCATTACCAGCTTTAGAACATTTCATTTGATGTTCCTCATCTTTAAATCCACCACTACCACCAACTCTCAAATTCATACAAAGAGTTTCATTTATTAGATTTGATGTAATAAGATCAATTTCCGCTTTTATCAGTTCATCTCTATTATCATAAAATTCCAATATTTCAATTTTAAAATTCTCTTTACCATACTTTCTTATTGAGTATCTTAATTTTTTACCAGATCCCAAATATCCATCGTTTAAATTATTTGTACTGTGCATACCATAATAATAATTATGATTTATCAAATTTGTCGTTTTATACAAATAGTGATAACATTTAATTTTTCTTGGCATTTTTAAATTTTATTTTTATTTATATATTAAATATAATAGTACAAAAATGTCTAAAGTGGGAGACGTGAGACTCGAACTCACCTGCTAGGATTTTACAGATCCGGCCGTCACCATAACCCCTCCCAAGTATAAACTAAAAAACCCAACTGATTTTGTCAGTTGGGTTTCATAATATTTTTTTATTAAAATATATTATAATACACTTTTACTGACAATAGGTAATCTATACCCCGCCTCATAAGCCTCGTAGCCTCTCGCTTCTATTGATATGTTAACTATTGTTCTCATTGTATATTTTTTTAATTGTTTTTATTTTACTCTACAAAGATACGGAAGTTTTTTAAAACACCAAATCTTTTTATATTTTTTTTAGTAGCGGGAGCTGGATTCGAACCAACGACCTCAAGGTTATGAGCCTTGCGAGCTACCAGACTGCTCTATCCCGCGATGTAAGTATATATATTAAAAAGTTTTTCTTCCTTTTTAATTTTTATGATATTTTTTTGAAAAAGTTTAAAAAAACTTTATATTTTTTTATAAATATATACAATATGGATGATTTAGTAAGAAAAATTGGAGTTGAAAAGATAAAAGTTTTTGAAAAAGACCTTGATTACTTTATTGATTATTATAAAGATAAAGCTTTATCACAAGGATATAAAGGTGATTTAAAATTTAAAAAAGAGGGTCCAAATATTATTATATTTGTTAAACTTATTTATGAGGATAATAATTCTTCTGAATATAAATAGTTTCACCTAATCTATATTTATTCACACTAAAAACAAATGTATCACCACAATCTGTTACTATTGTATATTTAGGTTTTACATCTAAAGTAGATCCGACTTCTTCTTCAATTTGAGTTACTACACATTCTTTAAACTCAACTTTTGGTTTATTTGAATGATAACAACCACTTATAATTAAAGTTAATATAAATAATAAATGTTTCATAATTTATATATTTAAATTTAAAAATCTATTAAATCTTTCTTTCGCTGTTAATCCTATTAATTTATTATCACTTTTCATATTTCTACTTTCCCAAATATGAACTGCCATCTCAGGTGAATTCTCATCAATTTTTGGATTTGTTGATATATTATCTGAATCATAGTATGGATATAAATATCCAAATTTCATACCTATGTCTAAAAGATGCCAGAATAAAAAGTAGTATGGTTCTTTATCTTCTATAAAAGAATAAGGTCCAATAATTTTATGTGGATATTTAAAATTATCCTTGTACTCCTTTTTACATTTTATATCAGCAGTAACATTCCATCCAACTAATCCTTGTTTTAGTTTTAACTTATATCTAAGATTAGACATATTGTATTTAATCTTATTTAAATTATCGACTTTTCCAAATAATAAGAATGGATTTATTATTATTGGATTTGTGTTTCTAAGAGGATGATATCCATCTGGACAACCTATATAATCATAATTATCAAGAAGTGATAAAGTTTTTATTATTTCTTCTTTATTTGTTAAAAAACAATCTTCGTCTAATAGAATGAAATATTTTTCGTTTCTATCTTTTATCTCATTTATCCAATAAAACATAGAGTTTGGCCATTTTTGTATATCTCTCCCATCAATTAATATATGTTCAGATTCAGGAAACATATTTTTTATTATATTTCTTTGAACCTCTAAACACTCACTAAATAGTGTAGTAGTAACAAAAACTATATCTCTATCTTCCATATCTTTTTTATTTTTTTTCTTCTCTTCATTTGTAAAAAGTTAAGCTTCATAGTAAAACTATTTGGATATAATGAAGCGAAGTCAAAATTTATCATTTTCCATTTATCTTCCATATATCTTTTTAATTTTAATTTTACGATCGTGTGCTTTCATTAAAGATTTACTTGCCTTTAACCATCTTTCTATATAATCTTGATCACCAGACTCAAGATCAATATTAAAGTATTTTCCTGAATTACCATATGATGGTAACACTCTTATGCTATTATATAAGTTTGGATCAAATGTTTTCATATTTTTGGTGTTAATTTTCTAAAGTCTGTTAGTACGTTATTATGTAATTGCTTAAATTCATTTTCTAATTCTTCCCAAGTCCAAATTTTACTCTTTATCTTATCCCAAATAAAGTTAGCACAAGTAAAATCATTTATTTTACCAGTTTCAACTATTTGTGAAGAAAACATTGGTATTCTTAAAGAGTGATATAAAGATTTAACACCAATGTTGTATTCATCAGCAACTGTTAACTTCTTTTTACACTTTACCCAACTATTTGAACTAACATGAGAAGTAGCGTGTCTTAATTTTTTTAAATCTAATTTTAGATCAAACTTCATATCTTCTTTCAACTTGGCCCAATCTGGAGCAAAATAACATTCTAAGTTTTTTGGCATATGCCAGTCTAAGTCGGCTTTAAACTTATCAGGAGTGTAAATATGAATGTTATATAAATCAGTTTTAATTTCAATTGATTCAACTGAGTTCTTACCAACAATAACAACATCCCAATCAGAATTATCTGAATGAGTGCCGTAAATTCTACTACCAAATATTATCACATTTAATATTCGAGATTGATGTAAACCAGAAGCTTCTATAATATCATTCAAAATTTTATTCTCATCCATATAACAAATATATTAAAAATATTTAATATATATTATTTTGGCTTTAGATTTTTTATATATAATAACATGAAATATACAATTAATGATACTAAATTTTTCCCAAAAACAAATGGGGTATATAAAATATCTTTCACCAACTCAATTAATGGAAAAGTTTATATAGGGAGTGCTTCTGGTGGATATGGATTTTATACTAGATGGAAATCACATATTTCAAGTTTAAAAAATAAAAAATCAGGAAATACAATATTGCAACTAGCAACAAATAAATATGATTTAAGTAATATTATATTTGAAGTTTTGGAATTTTGTGAAAAGGATGATTGTCTAAATAGAGAACAGTTCTATATAGATAAATATAACTCTTATAATTATGGGTATAATGGAAGACCAAAATCATCAAATAATGGTTGCTTACCAATGAAAAAAGTAACAAAAGATAAAATATCAGATAAATGGAAAATAAAACGAGATTTTTATGTGGGTGAAGTTAGAAGATTGTATATTAATGAGAATAAAAATACTAGGGAAATATCAGATATTTTGAATATAAGTAGAACTTTTATTCAAAAAATATTCAAAGAGAATGAAATAGAACCTAGAAAAAATTTTGGTCTCCAAAAGGTAAGATTTTACCAATATAAAGACGGAATTTTAATAAAAGAATGGGATTCGATAAATGATTGTGTGATTAGAAATTCATTCAATTCTAATGGTATTAGAATTGTTTTAAATGGTCAATGTTTTTTTTACAAAAACTTTCATTTTAATTATTTAAAACTAGATGTAGATGAGATAAATAAATTAGAAAATGAATTTAAAATTAAATCAAAATGTAGAAAATATTATTATATTAACTAGTCATTCCCATCTAATAATTTATTTAATTTAATATCTCTCATAATACTTGGATCTAAACTTTCTAAAATACCTTCTACACAATCTTGACAGATTATCATAACATGATTCTCCAATGTTCTTATACTAGCACATCTTACATTGTAAGAATCACAACCATCGCATATTTTGTTTTCTTCAACAAACATTAGTGATGCCTTTTCAACTCTGGGTCTATCAATAAACTTATCTAAGTGTATTTTTCTCATTAGTCTAATAAATTATTTAACTTCAACTCTCTTATAATTCTTAAATCAAAAATTAAGGTCTCATAAGTTGAATATTTATAAGTTTTACCACCATCATAAGAATAAGTATCATACTCTTTGTTATATTTAACAAGTGTATAGTCTAATGGTTTCAATAACTTAAGCTTATAAAAACTACCATCACCTGGTATGTATATTACTTGAAAAGCATAGACACCATTATTTACTCTTCCTTCAATGTCATCTAATATTTCATCGCTATATACTATACTACCCTTGATGAAAAAATTAGTAATTGTATCTCTTATGTAACTTTTTAGTGTCATTTTATTTTATTTTATTTTACAAAGATAAAAAAACCTCAGATAAATCCGAGGTTTTTTTATTAATTTAATTTTTCAAAAAAATCATCATCAGTATCATTTTTAACTGTTGATTTTTTTATTGGTCTTTTACGAATCTTCTTTTTTGTGGAGAGTTGCTTTTCAATAGCTGATGTTTCATTTTTTTCAACTTCTTTCTCTTCAACTTTTTCAGAAGCCCAAAACTTTTTTAGTTGTGCTGATAAGCTATGAATTTCTTCAATAGTTAGATTAGCTTTCTTAGAGTTAATTTCAACTGTACAAGCAACAACGTTACCTTCGATATATCCTTTTTTTGGATCTACTCTATCAATTGAAAAGATATTTGTTGTGTCATTAAATTCAACATTAGTGTAGTAACATCGGGTATAACTCATTAATCTTTTTGTTGTCTCAAAAGTTAGGTTATACTCTAAATTTCTAGATGTTGCACTTTGTTGAAGGTTTATCATCTTTCTAGCAACTTCAATATCTTCTATTTTTCTCATTAATTATTTTTATTTTTTGGAACTATTTTATACCAAGTTCATCCAACCTATTATCTCTAACAAAAGATTTATCAGTTTCTTTAATATGGTTCCAAACCATTTTTAAAGAAAGATCGGCTGCTTGTTTTTCCATCTTTTTTTCGGACTTTTTAGTAAGTCTTTGTAATCTAGAATAAACACCAAAGTAAGGAAAATATAATTCTAATTTTGTAAAACCAATTTCAAATAATGAAATTTTATAATTTCTAACTCGTATCATATCATCTTCAATAAAATCAATTTTACTTGAGTGATATGTAATTGATTGTCTACCAAGCGATCGTGTTTTTTTACTACTCCAATCCAAATTAGAATCAGAAAGTACGCTATAAACGTACTTTCTGATATTTTTCCCAACATTTTCCATTTTAGTCATTTCTTAAAATATCATCTAATCTTGCGTCTCTCAACTCAGATATAAGATTATTCAAATCGTGTTTTTCGATCAACTTTATATTTATATCTTCATTAGTAACTAAGTTTATAATTACTCCTTGTGAATCTTCTACTTGATGTAAGATATAATCTCCAAAGTCAAAGTTAGTTGATAATGTATCATCTTCTAATTGAGCTGCTACTTTAATTTCACCTTTGAAACCAGTTACTAAAACAGCTTCAACACCCATATCACCTTCAGCCTCAAATTCTTTAATCCACTTTTGATATGTTTTAAGTGACATAAATGATACGTGACCTTCAGTTTCAAAAGAAGAACCCCAATTTGATAATTTTACTGGTTCCCCATTTAGTTGAAGATCTGCTGAATAGTAATCATCAGTGATTTCAATATCTCTACCATTATAATCGGCTCCTAAGATTACAAAGTTAGTAGGAGTATCATATGTTTCATATGTTTTATAATCACCCTCTACACTCTTATTCACATTAGATTTGACTCTACATGTTAATGGAGTAATGTCATGATCCTCAATTAAATTAACTTTTTGACCCTCTGGGATATTCAACAAGATTTGACGAATTCCTGGTTTATTCTGAATATACTCTTCTTTTAAGATAGAACTATCAGTAATCCAACCATCTTTCCCTTTAATACCAATCTCTAATTTACCAGTGAAGTTTGGTAAGAATAGTGCTTCATATACACCAGATAAGAAATCAACTTCATCTTTATCTAAACTTGAGATAAATGATACATATTCTTCTAACGTGATAACTGAGATAGAACCAGCAGTTTCGATTTCAGTAAACGCTTTCATCTTTTTACCACCACGTCTAATATCAAGAGTAGCAAGTCCATCGTTTATTGATAAGGCTTCTTTAAACTCTTTATCTTCGTGTGAAGAAGTACCTAAAACAACTAAGTTTGTTGGTGTTAAATACTCATTTAAAGTGATAAATGATTTTTCAGATTTAGTCTTACTTTCAACTTCATTAGTAGAAACTTCAACAACGTCATTGAAATCTTCATCTGTAACATCAGTGGTATCAGTGACAATTGTAAACTCTTCTTCTTTTTGCTCATAAGAGTTAGAACCAGTTAGTTTATCAAACTCAACGTTTTGTTCAAAACCTTTTCTAATCATCTTATCAGTAAGTTGATGCCAATTTAATTTACCTCTATATTGAATAACTTGGCGACCATCTACCTCTGATGGTTCAAATTTACCGACCGGATCAATTAATTTGATTTTATTTAAAATCTCAATAGTAAGTTCAACTTTATTAAAGTCATTCTTATCACCAAAGTAGATATTATAGTAACCACCAGTCAAGTAATCAAAAAGTACATCTTTTTTCAACTTCATGATATCTGCTATTCTATCAACAATCTCACGATTGGATTCATCTAATCCAGTTTCTAACTTTAATTCCTCAGAAACTCGGAATACATAACCATTTGGTTCTTCAGTTGGTTTTAAAGTTTCTAAACGTGTTTCTAAAACTTCCAACTGTTCCGTAGATTCTTTTAACTTAGCCTCAGCTTGTTTAACTTCAGATTTGTACTTAGCGATATCTTTGTGTTTCTCAACAACTCTATCTTCTAACTCAACGATTTTTCTTTCGTTCATTTTACGAAATTGCTCTTCCATATAACTTTCATTCGCTGATTTAAGAGCTTCGTTTGGAGCTGGTGGATTTTGTACCGTTTCTAAAATGATTTCAACATCTTTTTCAGATAGTTCTAAATTTTCTTCAACCAAATCATTATCATCATCAGAAAATAACATATCTAAAATAGATAAACCTTTCTCAGATACTTCTACTTTTTCTTCTTCTTGATCAAATAATGATGCTAAAACATTGATAGGTTTCTCATGTTCAACTTCTAAGAAACATGGATTACCATCAATATCAGTAAATCTCAAACCACTAACTACGAATTTTTGAGCATAACCAGTAACATCTGTTGCATCAATATCAGCGATCAATCGCTTAATCATATCATCATCAGTAAGATTTGTTCCTTTTTGCTCTTCAAAATTGATTGTACCTTCATCACAAATAGTTACTTTAAAGATAACATTGTCTAAAAGACCTGATAGTTTACCACCATCAATGAAAGCAACGTCTCTAATAAAACGCACTCTCGCTCCATTTACAGATGATACAAAGTTTAAAAATTTTCTTTTTGGTTTAAACTTACCGATAATTGGTTCAGTTTTTACTTCTTCTAATGAATTGTTTTCTAATTCGCTCATATTAATTTACAGTTTTAATTATACAAATATACTAAATTTATTTTAATCATGTAACATCATGATATATTATATACCTAAATTATTTAATTTTTTTTCTCTTAATAACATTTTAAGATATTCATCTGTTGGTTTAAAATGAATTGGGTGTGCTGTTATTTTTTCCTTTACAAATCCTCCTCCATATGAAATAAACTTATGTAGTATTAAGTTGTAGAATTCACCAACAAGTTTTTCATAACCAATTACTTCAAATTTAATATCTTCATATCTTTTGAAATAGATATTGTATTTCACACATTTCATTCCAATTGGATACCACTTTTGTAGTATTTCTAATTGTAGGTCTATCGAGGTATGATTAAATCTCAAAGCGTTTTCCTTTGAATAAGTATAGTTCCAATTATTCAACGCCTTTTTTCCGTATGTGCTCATATTCTTCTGTTATAAATGAATAGGGGTACCATTTTATTATAGACATCATAAAGTCTTCAGCTTCGTCTCTATCTATGAAACTACCAACTTTTAATTTCCAATAAGGTCTGTCAAAATAAATAATAGATTCCATATCTGGGTGGTACGTATCAAATTGTTCCTTTTTTTTAAGTATTATATCTTTTTTATTTACTTCAAAATAAAGTTGAATTTTATAAATTTTTTGAGGTTGATTAGATTTTCTATTGATTAAAGAATCTATTTTTTTAGACATAGTTATACTTATACCACCATGATACTTAGTTGTATCTTGTGAGTAAATAATATTTGTTAATAATAAAAGTATAACTAATAAAAATCGCATATGATATTTTTTACAAATATAAAAATTATTCTAAAATAGAACTAATTTTTTCATCTCTATTTTCTTCAAGTGGTTTTATTTCATTAAATAAAACAAGACGTAATTTACTATCCGGTAATGGACTCAATGATATATTAACTGTACTACCAGAAGATGATGTATAAAATGATGGTGGTGTATTACTATTAATTTCAATCATTTTAAAATATTCATAATTAAAGGGAATAGTATTTGATGATAGAGTATCTATCGTATAAAAAGAAAATGTTTTATTCTTATTTGAATACTCTTGTTCCAAGGGAAGTTCATATACAATATGAAATGAAAAGTTAATTATATAAACATCTAATAATTTAGAATATGGTTCTACTTGAAATGAATAATAATCTGTATATTCATTAAATGTAACTGATTGGATTTTTATTTTTTTCATAATTTATTTTTTATCTCATTGATAATAAAACTAATACTTTCTTTAGTAGATGGAACTTCAACAAAATCAATATTATGTTTTAACATAAAATCTTTTATTTCTTTATCCTTTTCAATAGCCTCTTCTAAAGTTTGCATTCTACCATTTGGATTATAATCTCCTACTCTTGTTAAAAAAAAGTTAAGATTATCAAACTTATTATACTCCGAAATAACCAATTCTTTTAAGTATCTAGTTCTATCAGCATCATAAACACAACCCATTGGTATAGGTGAGTCTGTTATAACAACTTGAACTTTACCATCTAAGTTAAAATGTTTTGAGTATTGTTTACCAAATAAATAGATTTGATTGTTTAGTTTAGTATAAGACTCTTCCCATACAATCTGTTTGGCGTATTCTGAAACCAATTCACAATCAATTTTATTCCATTTTAATTCAGCGAATATAGATGCAGCCATTGTACTTTTACCAGTTCCGGGACCAGCCCATAAATTTATATGTATAGTTTTCATATAAATTATAAAGCTATTTATTTAAAAAGTTTAGTCTAAGTGATGGGACTCGAACCCACATAGAACTTTTACATTCATTCCTGATCCCAAATCAGGTCGGCGACCAATTGCCTACACACCTAGTTGTTGGAATTATTTTACTCTATTCCCAAAGAGTACCTTTTACCGCCAAACAGTTACTTTGTGCGGTCTATGAGGGAATCGAACCCTCACCATCTGATAGACAGTCAGATATCCTAACCATTGGACCAATAGACCTTATTTGTAGGGTAGACCGGACTCGAACCGACACTATGTCCTCATCCCAAATGAGGCGGCCTACCAATTGGCCAACTACCCTATAATGTGAATTATTTTTACTCTATTCACAAAGAGATTATATTTTGTTGTGAAGATAGGACTCGAACCTATATTTTTCATCTTCAAAGGATGATGTCCTGCCATTAGACGACTTCACAATTTTAATTTAATTCATTTTCATATATTTTTATCCATTTTCTTATAGCATTATCACTAACACCATATTTTCTACCAGTTGAAGAGTATCCATTTTTTATAATTTCTGCCTTTAAAACTTCATAACTCGGTCTTTCCACTTTTCTACGACTTAATCTAACTTTACTTTTCTTTTTTATATCTTTTTTTCTACTAATATTTTTACCACAATGAGTTTCTAGTCCAGCATTACAGTTAGGACAAACTATTCTCAAATTTTCTAATCTATTATCATTATATACACCATTTATATGGTCTAAAATTAGAGAGATTTTCATACCATTCCAATTTTCATCCTGACCACAAATCTCACATACTCTATTTTTAAGACCATCTTCATATAATCTATTTTTTAAGTGTGTTCTTGAATAGGTTGAATTTTCCACCAAAACTAAGGATAGATCAATTTTACTATTTCTCATCTTATTTACCATAACCTCCCATTTCTGAGTGAAGTGAGAAGTGTCAATGTTGTATATTTCTAAATACTTTTTTATTGTCTTAAAATTACCACCAGCACTTCTTAGTCCAATGTTTTCAAGAGCTTCTTTTAAGCTATTAGATTTTTTTACTATTTCTTCTAATAAATCTTTTTCCCATTTTATTTTCATATGTATTTTTATTTTTATATATTAAAATCCGAACTTAAAAAAATACTAAAAATTAGGTTCGAGTTGAGTATAAAATAAAAAAACCCAGTTAATCTTTGACTAACCGGGTTCATATCATTTAAAGTTTTTTATTTAACTTTTAGACAATAGAGCGTTAGTCCCAAATACTTTAGGTTGATCCTGATCTTGGATTTGCGGGTTAACTACTGCGATATTTACGTTAAAAGTTTTCATAATAATAATGTATATATAAAGTTTTTATTCTCTCTTTTTAATTTTATGATACAAAGATATAAAAGTTTTTAATATCTACCAAATTTTTTTAAAATTATTTTTATTTTTTATTGAATTTTCAAAATCTATAAGATTTGAATCATCATTATATAAGTGATCATCATCGTTTATGTTATGCTTATATGTATCTTCATATTTATCAATAAATCTAAGATCGTTTTTAGTTAATTTAATTCCGTGTTCAAAAGCATTGAAAAAATTAACTAAGTTTTCTATTGATTCATCTGTAAATCCCCAATGTGTATCACCATCATATTTTGATCCTATACCATTATAATGAATAATATTTATTTTATTTGGAGTTTCGATTGAAAATTCTGAAATAACTTGATCTCCATATGTTATATCAACTAGTAGTTTTATTCCTCTTGTATTCTTAACAAAATGTATATCAAATTCTAATAAGTCTGGCTCACCATTTATAATCTCACCATTTTTTGGCTTCATATTATCTCTATAATAATTAAATTGTACTAAATTATTATCAATTGTACAGTCATTTTTATCAAAAGTATATTCATTATTTGAATTTAGATCGGAGATTGATAGATTTTTGTTTATTCTTTTTAAATTTTGATGTGATAGAATTGTTAATCTATCTGGTAATAATTTTTCAAACCAATCTTGTTGAAAAATTGAAATTTTTCCATTTTTATTTATATTATCTCCTTTGTGTGGAAGATTTTTAAATCTAAAATCTTTACTATCACCATCAATTTTAACTATATTTTCGTTAAACTTTCTCAAATATTTCATATATTTATATATTAAATATAAAATTCTTTTTATGAATAAATTATTATACTACTTTTTATACACTTTTAACTTCTTAAAATATAACTTTATTAAATTGTTATGTTTAATTAGTATCATACTATGTACTTTTTACTTAAAAGACTATCAAAGAGCGGATACTATCGAGAAGACTGATATTGTTGCTCAAATGGAAATTGAAGGATATTACATATATACCTATAAAGAGATTAAAGAAAATAATGTTGAATTTAATAACTTAACTTATGAAACTCCACAAAAAGTAGTCAATAATCAATTAATTACTAAATCATATAGTGGATATAATATTGCTGTTTGGGTCTTATTTATATCATCAGTTATAACATTCCTTTTGGTAGGTTTTTTAAATTATTGGTTTGATTTACATGGTGTTTTTGAGAAGACTGCTTTTCGTTTTATAAAAATGGATTTTGAAGATGGTTTTTATCATTATACACTATTTACTAGATTATTAAAAAAGAGTGATACTAAATTACAAATTAGAGAAGTTAGACATCTACTATATAACTATTCTAATTTAAGAGAAACTAAATGGGAGCCAATCTTTATTTCCAAGGAAGAAATGAGAGAAAAAAAGTTAAATACTTTGTTTGATAAATAATATTTTTTATCTTTATCAAAAATACTCTTATGACACCAAATGTTACTTTAATACCAGATTATATCAACTCGGTTGATTTATTTGATTTTATTATAAACAACTGTGACTTTGATAGATCTATGAAGGCACGTTGGACCGCATCATTTGGTAAGTCATATGATTATAACGGAATGAGTTATCGTGCTATTCCTTTCCCAGACAATTTTACAAATATATTAAACTTGATTAGTGATACGATTGGATTTTTACCAAATAACTGTTTGATAAATCTTTATCATGATGGTAAGAGTTCAATGGGCTATCATTCTGATAATACCGATATACTAACACCTGGAACTGGTGTGGTTATAATCTCATTGGGTAGTGACCGAATATTAAGATTTAAGAACAAGATAGATCCAACTATAATAGTTGATTATACTTTAACAAATGGTTCTTTATTTTACATGGATGACTTAGTTCAGTCAGATTGGTTACACTCAATTCCGAAGTCTGATACAACATCACCTCGTATAAGTTTAACATTCAGAAATATAATATGATACATTGTCATATATGTTATTCTACTGATATTGATGAAGATTTCATATGTGATATGTGTGATCAATATTATTGTGAAGATTGTTCATACACATTTACATTACATTATCAACACCAAGGAGCAAGATGTTATTGGTGTTCTGATCAAAAGAGAAGAAAACCTTTATCACCAGCTGATATAAGAGATAATAAGTTAAAAATAATTTTATGGAAAAATCACAATTAGATAATTTACTTAAAATTTACGTTATATTTCATAAAAACTTTTTCCATCATCCAGATTACATAATGGAAAAGTGGGATGCTATTATTGGAACCAAAGTAGAAAGAAAAATTTTAACAGAGACCTCTACAACTGGTCAAATTACTTGGTGTAATACTTGGTGTGTAAAATGGGAAGACTATTCTAATATAATTCATTTCTTTACGGTTTTAAGCTCTTATGACCTTGGTGAGATAACACCAGGTAAAATTATTGATATATATGATAGTTATATTGGTGATCCACATTTAATAAATAAAACTAATTGGAATGGTATACACCGAGTTTCATTACATTATATGGAAGACTATATTAAAAAATATTTAAGAGAATATAATTTAGAATTATGTTTAAGATAGGAGATAGATTGGAATCAAGTGAATATGATAAAATTCAAAATGGTATTGAATATGTCACTATAACAAGTATCAATAAGAAAAATAAAATTTATCATTGGGAAGCAGATGATAAATGGTTTGGTGGTAGAATTGTATCTGGATATAGATTTGAAGATTCTAAACTTTATATTTCAAAAGAGGATAGAAGAGATAATAAACTAAATGATTTATTAAACTAATTATGTTTGTTATTATGTGTAAATTTAGAATTGGTGATATAGTTGAAATAGTTGCTATACCAAATAGTGAGTTATATAAAGTTATTAAATTTGATGGTGTTTTCATTGTTTGTAGAAACATAAAACACTGTGATAATATAAAATATTCAGAGACATATTTCTTTGAGAGTGAGATTCATCTAAATAAATCCGAAACTAGAGATAATATTATAGATAACTTATTAAGTTGATTTTATCCATTTTCTGATAGCATTATCAGATACTCCATATCTTCGACCAGTCTCTTTATATCCAAACTCTTTTATTTCTTTTAATAAATCTTCAACCGATGGTCTATCTACTTTTCTAATTGATGTAGAATGACATTTATTACACATTTTGGATGTTTTTTTTATTTGTTTTCCACAAATACAATATTTATTTTTAGATTTTTTATCATATTTTGATTTTCTTAGTTCCGATGAACTGCTCTTTTTTGTGGATTTACAGTATGTACTTGTCTGACTATGACAATTTGGACACAATATTCTTAGATTTTCTAATCTATTATCTAAATTATCACCATTTTTATGATCTAAATGTAATGATATTGGTTTATCATTCCAGTTTTCTATACCACATTCTTCACATTCATATATCTTTAAACCCTCATCAATTAGTCTTTTTTTAAGTTTATGTGTATTTGTATATGTTGAATTTTCAACTAAAATGTCTTCTATTGGGTATTTTTTATTAAAAGATCTGAATTTATCACCAGTGTTCCATGCCCTTCCGGTAATGACTTATATCAATATTATAAATATTGAAATATTTTTTTAAACTCTTGTAGTTACCACCGATTGGTCTTATTCCAAGTTTTCTACAAACATCCGCTATTGATAGCGATTCAATAACAAATCTTTCTAATAAATCTTTATCATACTTCATTATTATACATTTTAATTTTTTTTATATATTAAAATGTGTAGTCTTCCTTTACCAATGACTTTTAAGTTCGTACTCCTGGAGGGAGTTGAACCCTCACCCAAATCTATGGACAGCATTTTAAGTGCTGCGTGTCTGCCATTCCACCACAGGAGCAAATAAATAGAGGAAAGTTTCAAAGAGTGAATGTGGATTTGAACCACTAAGTTTGATTTTAAGTCAAATTGTAAACCATTTACGAAGTAACTCTTTTGATCACCATCTATTTAGTTGGGAATGTGGGTTACGATCCCACTACCTTTAGTATGTAACACTAACGCTCTCCCGATTGAGCTAATTCCCAGTATTTTAGTAGGAGATATGGGTTACGATCCCATTGCCTTCACCATGTCGAAGTGACGCTCTACCAATTGAGCTAATCTCCTATTATTTAGTACCGCACGTGAGGTTCGAACTCACTTAGTCAACCATATGAGGGTCGACCCTTTTCCACTAAGCCGCGGCATTTACTTTGAGCACCAGGAGGGATTTGAACCCCCGTTAATACGCTTTGCAGGCGTATGCCTAAAACCACTCGACCACTGGTGCGTGTCTTATTTTAACCATTTTCTTATAGTGTTATCAGAAACACCATATTTTCTACCAACCGATGAATATCCTAATTCAGATACCTCATGCTTAAGTTCTTCTATATCTGGTCTAATATTTTTTCGTTGTAGTAGTTTATAACATATATTACAATTAGTGGATTTTGAATTCATGAAATTACCACAACTACATTTTTTTTTATTTTCTTTTATTTTTTTCTCTTTCTCTTTTACTTTCTTTTTATTATTTTCACTCTTTGTCTTTTTACCAGAATAATTATCTGTTTTAGAATGACAATTTGGACATAATATCATTAGATTACTTAGATTATTATTAAATCTATCACCATCTATATGATGTAACTCAATTGGTATCTTCTCACCTAACCACTCACTTAAATTACAACTCTCACATATGTGATTTTTTATCCCGTCTTCTATTAACTTATTCTTTAATTTATGACTTGATAAATAAATATTATTATTTATATAATAAAGAGCTTCTTTTCTACTATTTGATATTTTATACCCTTTAGCCCCTTGATTACCAAAATATTCAATACCCATTATATCTAAGTATGAATTAAGTGTGGAGTATCTACAATTTAATATTTTACATATTTCTATTTTTGGTTTATTTTCACTAACCATACTAATTATCAAATCTCTTTTCTCTAATATATCATGTCTCATTTTTTTTAATTCTTTTTTATACACTATATATAAAAAAGTAATGTGTCTGTTGTATCAGTGGTCGGACTCGAACCGACAATGTTTTCCACGTGGGTATTAGTTCCTAAGACTAACGCGTTTCAACCAAATTTCGCCACACTGACATATCGAGCTGATGGAGGGACTTGAACCCCCATTTCATCTTTACAAGAGACGAGTAATGACCGTTATACGACATCAGCATTTAGTAGTTGATGCGGGTTACGATCCCACTACCTCCGACGTATCAGATCGGCGCTCTACCAATTGAGCTAATCAACTATTTAGTAGTCCTACCGGGATTCGAACCCAGACGAAACGCTTAGAAGGCGCTTATGCTATCCAGTTACATCATAGAACCATTTTTTGTCGGTAGGGTGGGATTTGAACCCACGTTATACTTTCGTATCCAGTGTATCAGACTGGTCCCTGAAAACCGCTCGGGTACCTACCGTTTAATCTATCTAATCTTTTTTGTTCTTCTAAATTGAAATGTATTTCACCATGACAATTTCTACAAACTAAAATACATTTATCAACTTCACTTTTTAATTTCTCAAAAGAGTTTGTTTTTCCACTAATTGTAAAGTCTTTCTCTTCGGGGTTTAAATGGTGGAATTCTAATGATGTTATACATTTGTTATAACCACATATTTCACAATTATTACCTTTATACTCTACTAATTTTATTTTAACTCTTCTTCTCCATTCTATTACATTTCTCGAATTTCTATTATCTTCTCTTAATTTATCTGATTTATTTTTATATCTTTTAATTGTACTTATAGATAAGTTAAATTTATCAGAAGCCTCTTTTATACTATGATTTTCACAATATTTTTTTATTTCATTTATATCCAAATCATTTACTTTTTTAAGTTTACCAATATCATTCATTCCATATCTCTTACAATGATATCCAATTGTCGATTTAGATATTTTTAGTTCTTTACTTATTTCATCATAACTTTTACCTTCATTTCTTAATTCAATTATTTTATCTTTTGTTTTCATAATCTCTAATATATTTTACTTATATATTAAAACTTATGAGCTTTCTTTAACCATTTTGGTTAAGTTAGCGGATTTGATAGGACTCGAACCTACTATCTTCTGCTTAACAGGCAGTAGCTTATACCACTTAAGCTTCAAATCCTTTATATTTTTGAGGGCCCGGTAGGATTCGAACCTACTTTATTTCAATTTTTCATACAGTGATTAACAGTCACCAGCTAAAACCATTAAGCTACTGACCCGTATGTAAAATAAAAAACCCTCAGATTTTTTGTCTGAGGGTTTTTCAAGTTTTTTATTCTATAAAAATTTATAGAGTAGTTAAGTCATGAAAACCCTCACTATGTCTAATACATAACGTATTTAACACCATCACTGTATTCAGTGTGTTATTTACATTAATCATATTTAAGTTAATAGTTCTCATTGTTTTTATATTTTAATTGTTTTTATTCTGTTTTAATTTTACTTTACAAAGATACAAAAGTTTTTTAAATATCCAAAAAGTTTTTTTAATTTTTTATTATATATTAAAAAACTTTTCTCCCTTTTGTGTTTTTGTTATATTTATACTACAAATTTAGTAAAAAGTTTTAAATATACCAAATTTTTATAATATTTTTTTCCAAAATCTTTCTGGAAGATGTATGTTCTCAATATTTACACACTCATTAAATAGTGGTGCAACATCTTTTGGTTTTAATCCAGCTAAACCACATCCTACTTCAGTTACTAAAAATATCAAATTCTGATTGTTTTTAGCAAATTCAATAAAATCATCAACAAATGGTTTTATCTCAACTATTGAAAGTGTTCTTCTAATAGAAGCGTCTTTGGTTGGTATTCCATAAGTTCTACCTTGTAAACCAGCGGCTTGACCCCATTTAGCTCCCCAGGTAAGAGCTTGTTTAGCTGCTCCTTTTCCGTGTCTACCAGATAAATTAGAACCAAAAACAAATATTTCATTTGTGTTTAGTTTTGTGATGTTATCTGATGTTACTCTATTTTCCATACGTGTTATATTAAAAATGAATAATAAGTTTATCTACCTCTTTTTCTATTGTGTGTTGTTGTACTATCATAGAAGTCAGGTTCTTTTTTAGAAACCCATTTTATGAATTTTTCCATCTCTGGATGTTCTTTAACCAACTCAGCATTATTATAATTCTTTTCTAATTCTTTTTCTGTAAATAATGAATGTATTTTTCGGTGACATATTTTATGTAACCATTCAGTTTCTTTACCACCTCTACATTTGGGAAGGAAATGGTGACGATCAACAAATTGATTTTCCCACATTTCTCTATCACAAATAGGACAAATGCCAATTACTTTCATAAGAGGAAGAAGTGGGAGTCGAACCCAGCCCGAGTTAACGAGCCCTTGTTTTCCAAACAAGTGAGAGGACCACCTCTTCTCGCATCTTCCGTTGGCGGAGAGCAGAGTATTCGAAACCCACACGTTGTCGTGCCACTCGCTTAGCAGGCGGTGCTGAGGACCTCCTCAGTTTACTCTCCATTTATTTTGGCGGAAGAGTGAGGTATCGATCCCCATACCTTTCGGTACCACTAGTTTTCAAGACTAGGTCAAGCGCCAGCTTAATTACTCTTCCATATGTTGCGGAAAGAGAGGGATTCGAACCCTCGGATCTTGTTTCAGATCTACGGTTTTCAAGACCGCTCCACTCAACCAACGTTACCCTTTCCAATTTTTGTAGTCATAGAGGGAATTGAACCCCCACCTGATCGTTCGTAGCGACCTGTCCTATCCGTTAGACGATATGACTAAATAAAAAAACCCTCAGATTATTAATCCGAGGGTTTATTATATAATATTATTATTACCTAATTATAAACACAATCGGATTACATGTCCACTACTCGAGCGACTTGACGAAACTAATATGTTTAAAATTGTTCTCATAATATTTTTTATTTCTTTGTTTATATATTACAAATGTAATACTTCCTTTTTAATTTTCCTAATTTATTATTTCTTTTATTTCTTCTATTGTAAAAAGTTTACCTTTATTATCATTTTCACATTTAGTATAACCTTCAATAAATGCTTCAATTATATTTTTATCGGTTATTCCTTTTTCTTCTGCCCATTTTTGAGCTTTCTTTTCAATCTTAGAAGGTTTTCTTCTATGATATGGTGTTAAGTCAGTATAGTTATCACTTCTTTCTGGCATATTTGTTTTTTATTTTTTGGTAGGGAGATGGGACTCGAACCCATGACCACGCGGTTAACAGCCGAAGTAACTCTTCTAATCAACACTCTTTCGAGGTAAAGTTATAGAAAAGTAAAGTACGTGCTCTACCAACTGAGCTACTCCCTACATATATATTTTAATTTGTTGCCCCGGTGGGGATTGAACCCACGATCCCCTGATTAAGAGTCAGGTGCTTTACCACTCAGCTACAAGGCAATTTAGTGGAGCCGACGGGTTACGATCCCGTTCCTCTGGTTTTTCAGACCAGCGCAATGACCACATCTGCCACAGCTCCTTATATTTTGGGTGAATAACGGGCTACGATCCCGCGACCTCTGGATTCACAATCCAGCGCTCTTACCAACTGAGCTATATTCACAGTGACCCCGGTGGGTTACGATCCCACTCTCCCCATATTAAAAGTATGGTGCTTTCCCGATTAAGCTACGAAGTCATATTTTTAGCACGGGTACCAAGATTCGAACTCGGAACAACGGTTTTGGAGACCGGCATGATACCATTTCACTATACCCGTGTATGTTAGCGCGTCACCAAGGACTCGAACCCTGACCCTTCGGGTTGGAACCGAAGATGCTAAGCCATTACACCAATGACGCTTGTATTTTAGTGACCCCGGTGGGATTCGAACCCACGGTCTTCCGATTAAAAGTCGGAGGCTTGAACCAACTCAGCTACGAAGTCATATTTTTAGTGGAGCCGACGGGTTACGATCCCGTTCCTCTGGTTTTTCAGACCAGCGCAATGACCACATCTGCCACAGCTCCTTATTTTGGGTGTACGACCGGTAACGATCCGGCTATCTTCACTTTCACAGAGTGACGGGTCTACCATTTCCCCTTCATACACCATTTATTTTAGTGACCCCGGTGGGATTCGAACCCACGGTCTTCCGATTAAAAGTCGGAGGCTTGAACCAACTCAGCTACGAAGTCATAAGAAACAAAAAAACCCAAGTCTTTTGAACTTGGGTCTGTTTGTAGTTATATTTTATTTTATAAAGTCGTTAAGTCTTCAAAAAATAAACACAATACTTTTCCAGTACCAAGTTCTGATTTATTGCTAAACCATTTGCTTGATTTACTAAAATGTTTATGTTTATTAATTGTTCTCATTATTTCTATATATTAAAAGTTTTTTCTCTCTTTGTTAATTTTATACTACAAATTTAATAAAAGTTTTTATATCTACCAAATTATTTGTAAAAATTATTGAAAATTGTATCTAAATCGTTTCCTTTTTCAATAACAATACAAATATAAGGAGATTATTTTAATCTACCAAATTATTTAGGTCCGTAACCTAATAAATTAATTTCATTTAATATTCTATTAAAATCCTTTATGAAATCTATAAACTTCTTCATTATTCTATCCAATTTTCTAATACTTCTTTTTCTAAGTTAAGACTTCTTAATAAGTTTTTAACTTTGTTTAAATATTCATCTTCATCTTCAAACTTAATTCTTGGTAATCTACCATCTAACACACCATTATAATAATCAAGTTTTTTATCAATAGCATCTATCAATTTTTCAAGATTAGGATTTCTGAATAAATAGTGTAACTCATCTGTGTAGTAACCTTTACCAGGTTTGATATCTAATAATTCACAATGTGATCTTGATAACATACCTAAATCGGTATCATAAACCTCTATTCTTAGATCTGTTATATAATATTTACCCATTTCTTCGGAGTAAGATAACATACCATCATAAAAATTATAATGTACACCATCATGGTCTAAGTAATTTTCACAAGCTAATCTACTTGTACTGATAGCATCACTATAAACATCAGACTCATCAGAAACATCACCATAATCAAATCTGGATATACTTATGGACCAACTATATATGTCATCATCGACTGAAGTTATTATTGATGTGTTATCACCTTCATAATAACTTCTATCTAAAAATTCAGAGTAGTAAGCATCATGTTCATTAATATATTCTTCTCTAAATTCATCATAAACTATATCATTTGAGTCTTCTGGATACCATCCTAAATATCTCCTATTACCTACTGATACTTCTACAGCATCATTTCTTCGTATGTATGATTCTAACCAATCAGAGTAAACAGCTTCATCTTCTGGAATCCTTTCATCATAATAATCAGACCAAACTCCACTATAATCTTCATAAGTACCATCTGTACAAGTTAATCCCCAATCTTGATCTTCGTTATCATCATTGTATAATAATCTATTATCAACATCTAATCTTTTGAATGTATCCATATATGGGTAGTAATTAAACTTAGCTTTATCTAATCTAATTCTGATGTCAATCCAATTATGATTTTCGCCTTTATATGTTATATCTCTTACTTGACTATAACCAGAGTATGTTCTTCTAGCCCATCCCATTTCATCTGAATAATCTTTGAATAATTTAGTTATTGAGTCATCCTTTCCGTAAATTCTATCCATGAAGAATTCGGCTTCTTCTATATCACTTGATTTATGATCATTTAATTTCCAAACAAGTGCTCTACCTAATACTTTATCTTCTTCATTTAAATAAACAAGAAGTTGTACTATTTCTGTATTTTCAACATAAATATCTAAATATTTTTGACATTTATCATATCTCATACAAGAATTTCCTAAATCTCCAGCTTCTTCTTCATAATTAGATACTAAATAATACTTTCTAATATCTTCTCCCTTAACTAAAATGAATTTATTTTCACCAGGTTTGTTTAAGTTTTTGAAGTTATTGACAAACTCTTCAACTTCTTTTGAAGAGTATTTACCTGGAAATATTTGATTGACTAATCTACCAATACCTGTTGAGTTTCTTGATTTTGTACTTAATTCATAATCTTGATATGTGAATAGGTTTCGTATCTCACCATCTGTTATAGTACCCCCTTTCATCTTTTCCTCTATATCATTAAATAAGTTTTTTGCTATATCTGGGGTGTATTTAGCCTCAAGTCCTTTTTTTATTAGGGAAACTGCTTTTTTGAATTGTGTGAATTTAATATCACCTTCATTATCACCTAATGAAATAAAAGTCATATCTGGTTTTACATCGGTGTATTCAACTTCTAATAGATTTTGAGCAATTACACTCTTTTTTAGATTTCTTAATTTTATTAAAGAATCTTTGAAATCTCTTGTATAGAAAATCATAGATTCATTTATAGCACTTTCTAATATTAAGTCTTCTTTAAATGAATTATATCTGTGTAACATTATAAAAAATGAATTTTAATTATATATTAAAATTCATTCCTCATTTTCATACTCTTTTCTTATACATCTAACTGAAAGGAAATCTCCCAAGTCGGCTTTTCCTCTTCCAACATTGTATATTTCATCAAACTCTATACCCCATGCTTTTTCACCATCTTTAGTTGATGTCCAGTAGAATGATCCTTTTATAACAATTAATGACTTTTTAATTGTATCGTTAATAGTATCGGTCTTGTAACCTTTGTATCCATTGTTATTATTTACAAATGCTTTTAGTTGATCTTCGCTTAATGTATTTATTAGTGTGTCCCAATCTTGTTTAGATGGTAGAAACCAACCAGTTGGACAAGAACTCATTGCTCCTTCATAGTTTAGTTTTAAAGAATCGTAAGTAGGATTTATAAAACTACCAATTCCTTTTTGATCTCTTTGAGTTTCAAGATTTAGTAGGTATTTTTGATCTTTATATGGTATTAAATCATCTCGCATCCAAGAAACAAAGTGTTTTATACCACCATTATCATCGAATATGGGAATTTCTATAACTCTATATAAATGAAAGTTATGATGTATATGACCTTCTTTTAATCTAACTTGTTTATCTTGTGATAAAGATATAAGTGATAAAAGTGTAAAGATTAATAATATAAAATATCTCATAATATACTATTTAGTTTTTTATTTCTAATCTCACTTAAATAATCTTGAGTTCTAACAAATGCTTTTATATTAAATCCGTTTTTAGTTTCAGCATTAAAAACTATTGCGTCTATTAAGATACCAGAATCAAAAAATTTACCATCTTCAAAATAACTACCATTCGAATTAGGAGTTATACTAATAATGTTGTGATTTTCATTTTCATTTTGACTATTAGCCAATTTTATTATTAAATCGATATCTATATCTTTTAAATTCATAAAAATGTTTTTATTTTTTAATATATAAAGATATGAAATTTAATTCACACAACAAAATTAATTTTATTGGAATGAAATCAAAAAAACATATCAGAGATTTCAGGATATTTGAATATGTTAATAACAATGTTGATGTTGTTGTTGGTTTATTAGTTTTATGTAAATCCACCAATAGAGTTTTCTTAATTCAAAGAAATGATACAAATCAATATTGGTCAATATTAACTGGTGGTTATGATCCAAAAGTTGATGTTGATTATTTAGATTGTATAAAAAGAGAAATGTCTGAAGAACTTAGATTTAATGATATTAATTCGATAAAAATATCAAATGGTGGTGATGAGTTTATCGCATCTAAAAATAGAAACTTTAAATATTTCTATGGTGTTGTGGATAAAGAATTTTCTGTTATATTGGATGATGAAAATTTAAATTGGGGTTGGTTTTCAATGAATGGTGAATCAACAATCAATGGTCAATTTAATTCATTCGGTTTACCTGATAATCTTTATCCAGGAGTAATTCAAAAAATACAAACTATATTTAGTATTTATTAAAAAAATCTTTTTCAACATCAAAAGTTGATTTCTTACCAACATTTTTCAATTCATCTTTAATCCATCTATCAGCAACTTGTCTTCCAGCATTCTTTAATTTTAAAAGAAAATTTAAATCAGTATTCATTTTAGTTGAGTAATCTAATTTACCTAATGTTTCATAACCAGATATTAAGTGTACAAATATTTCTTCACTTCCATATTTACCTAAATCTAAACCATCTCTAATTAATTCATTTCTAATTTGTATCATTCTCATTTCATTCATTAATGAGGAATTGAAACATATTTCAGTTACTCTATCATTTATATCTTTTGCATTCATAGGAACTTGATTTATATTTATAGAGTTTAACTTAATTAAGATTAAATCTGTTACTTTTGAGTTTAGAATTAGTGGTGAAAGTGGTGGATTTCCCATATATCCACCATCCCAATAGTAATCATCACCAATTTTAACAGCTTGAAAGACACTTGGTAGAGCAGTTGATGCCATTACCGAGTCAATTGTAATGTTTCTACCATTAAATATTTTTACATTATTAGTTTTAACATTTGTTGCACAGATGAATAATTTCACATTAGTCTTTTTTAGCTCATTAAAATCAACTATATTTAGTAATATATTTCTTAAAGGATTTATATTAAGTGGATTGAATTGGTAGGGAGATATAAATTGAGTGAAATATTCAACAAACGGATAACTTAATTTAAATCCATGTTTGGATATATCTACCCAAAGTTTTTCAAGTAGTTCTTTGGCTTTTTGGCGACCGCCTATATGTAAACCCCATGTCATTACAACAGCATTTACAGCACCAGCTGAAGTACCACAAATTGAATCAAATGATAACTCTTTTTCATCAAGTTCTAACAATCTATCCAACACACCCCAAGCGAAGGCTCCGTGAGAGCCTCCTCCTTGTAGTGCTAATCCTATTTTACTCATATTAAATAAACTTTTTAGTATCTTCGATAAACTTTTCTAAACCAATATCAGTTAGTGGGTGATTTAAAAGAGATTTTATTACATCTAATGGAGCAGTTATAACATCACAACCTAATTTAGAACATTCTATAATGTGCATTGGATTTCTAAGAGATGCTGCTAAAACTTTTGTTTTTATATCAGAGTAATTATCAAATATAGATAAAATATCTTTAATTAGTTTTACCCCATCAGATGATACATCATCTAATCTTCCAACAAACGGTGAAACGTATGTAGCACCAGCTTTAGCTGCTAAAAGAGCTTGACCTGGAGAAAATATTAAAGTACAGTTTGTTTTAATTCCATTTTTGGATAACTTTTTAATCACTTTAATACCATCAGCAGTCATAGGTACTTTAACAACTATATTTTCATGTAGTTTTGATAGTTTCAAACCTTCTTCTAACATTGATTCGTAATTAGTTGAAAGAACTTCAGCTGATACGTGACCGGATGTGATGTCACAAATATCAATATAATGTTGTAAAACATTTTGATGACCTTGAATTCCTTCTTTAGCCATAAGAGATGGATTTGTTGTAACACCATCTAATATACCAAGTTCGTGAGCTTCTTTGATTTGATTTAGGTTTGCTGTGTCGATAAAAAATTTCATATTTTATTTTATTTTTTAAAAGTTAGGATCGTTAGGATCTAATTCTTTTACAATGTGTTCTTCTATCCAAGACTTTGGTATATAAGATAAGAGTGAATAGATAACACCAACTAAGATTAATGTAAATGGTAGCATAATTATTTCTTCTTTTTTAATAACTCTTTTGCTGACTTAAAGTTAGCTATAGTTTCATCTGAAAGATTTTTTGTGGGTAGTGATTGAAAATTGTGACATCTTAAAACTGTTTCATACCATTCAACTGAATTGCTTACATTTAAGAGTATAAAGTTTTTAAGTCTATAATTGTTAACTATTTCTTTGAATGTGTCTTTATTACAACCATGTACTCTTAATTTTTCTAATATTGTATTTTTTTGTCTTCCCTTTTCAGCAATTTCTTCTAACATATTCCTAAAGTTTAAGATAGCTTCCTCATACTTATCTGTTTCACCTAAGATAACTTTTAGTTGAGTATCTCTATCTCTTTCTTTAATTGTATTTTTGAAAAATTCCGAAGCTTGATAAGAGCTTTTGAATTCAAATTCAAAAATTTCGCCAATTGTATTTTCACTAATAGCTTTCATAAGAGCTTTTTCATTTCTGAAAAACTTACCGCTACCCCATTTTCTTTTTAAGAAAAAGACTTTATTATTTTTCTGATTCCACATCTTTACACATTTTTTCTACTATATCTTCTTCGATTAAATCTTCAACATCTTTGTTTTCATTTACAAATAAATCTGTAGCATCTTGTATATCAACATCTACGTTATTATTTTTAAAGAATTCTTTCATCTTTTCCAAATTGATTTGGTTGCAAATAACAACTGATGTTATGAAATTATTTTCGTTAACTAAATCAACTGATAATTTCAAATCTAAATCCAACATAGCTTGTTGATCTTTTTCTGAAAGATTATTATTTAGATTCTTATTTGTTTCTTCAGTAAGATTTGTATTTATTAAATAAACTCTATTCATATTAGGTAATATTTTTTATTTATATGAAAAATTCCTTAAAAAGTTATTTAAGTATTTAATATATATGTAATGAAATACATTAAAGAATGGGCTTTATTTGAGAGTTATAACTCGGTTGATGAATTTGTTTATTTTGTTGTTAATAGTTTGAAGAAGTATAATATTTTTCAATCTGAAATGACAGATTTAATTGATAGATATTATAATGAGATTGAAGAGGCTTATAATAATGGTAAACAACCATTTCAAGTTGCTGAAAAAATTGCTAAGGATTTAAATTTAGATAGTGGTGGTCTAATGCAATATAGAGTAGGTGGTAGTCATGGTGCTGGTTATCAAGAAATAAAATATTTATAATTATGAAAAGAATTAAAACATATGATCAATTTTTTGAAGATGGTACAGCTGCTGTAAATGCTTCAACAACAGCCGGTATGGGTGCCGTTACAAATGCTGTAGTTGGTTCTATACCTGGTGTTCCTAATGGTGCTCCTGGTAGTGATGCTACATTTACTTTAGGTGGAGTTGCTACTAAACAACCAGTTGGTGGACCAGCTGATGTTTCTGATGCTAGATTTCTTAAAAAGGAAAAAACTAACAAAGTAGAAGATATTAAGAAAAAGAAAAAAGAAAAAGATGATGAAACATCTAAGTAGTTTTAAAATTTTTGAGAAAAAAGAAGAAAAGACTAAAGCTCAAGAAATGATTGAAGATTTCAAAAAAGAGTTTGGTACTGAATTAGATGATAAATTTGAAGTTGAACAGATTGAACTTTTGATTAAGGCATTTAAATTCTTTAACGAAAAGTTTATCAAAAATAAAATACATAAAATAAAATTAGAAGATTTGGGTGGTGTTCATGGTAAATGGAAAGATACACCTAAAAAGAAAAATATGACTTTAAATCCAAGTATTTTTAAATTTAAAAAAGAATTTGAAAATGGAGTTGATGATGTTCCTTATAAATTATTTGTTATTGTTCATGAAATAGGACATTGTATAGACCATATTGAAAAGGTATCATTTTCTAAAAAATGGCAATCAATTTCTGGTTGGAAAAAATGTGATAGAGATGAAGTTATACCTAAAGGATATGATCGATATATAGAAAAAAGAAAGGGAAGAGAAAAAGCTGGTCCAAAAAAATCAAACTGGGTTCATAAAGAAGATGCTGATTTTTGTAGAAAATATTCTTCAAGAAATCCGAGAGAAGATTTTGCTGATAGTTTTGCTTTTGCTGTCTTTAAAGTTTGGAATAAGTTTAAAGGAGAAGGTGGTAAAGAAAAACTTGAAATAGTTAAAAAAGTTTTATGTGAAATAGATTAAAAAAAGACACTCATTTGAGTGTCTTTTTTTTATAAATCTCTACTTTTACTATCTAAGAATTGTTTTTCTTCTTCTGATAAAGAATCTAAACCTTCTTTACCAATCTTATCTAAGATAGAATCAACGTCAAATTCTGTTTGATTTTGATAATCTTGATTTACAACATCTTTTATTATTTCAATATCTACAAAGTTTTTATCAATTTCTGGAATTGATCTTTTAATTTCTTCATTTCCATAATATTCACACTCAACCATCATTTTAACTTTAGTTATTTCTGCAACAACTTTGAAAACACTTTCGGGAATAATACCTTTTGGTATTCTATCAGAAACAATGAAATTTCCAACTTTCATGGTTATATTAACTCTTACTTTGGACATTTCAAAATTGAGTCTTTCTTCATACATCATTTTTGATGTCATTTCTGAAATTTCTTCAAATTTCTCTGATGAATTATGACTTTTTGGAACAAAGAACCCAAATGAGCAATAAAACTCAATCTTTGATTCATCAACTTCTTTTTTTGAGAAACTAACAGATTTGACATTTTCAATCCATTGTTGAATCTCTTCAAATTTAACTAATTCGTCTCTCTTAATATCGACTGTAAACATATAAAATAAATTATTAATTAATGATACTACAAATATAAGGAAAGTTTAGATAACTCTAGCATATCTTGGTGTAGAAAATCCACCTGTGTGAATGGAAAGAGCGTATAATAATATCTTAGTTAGTATTTTATCAACTTCATTTTTAGTATTTCTTTCTCCGTTTGATAGAGTTCTTGGTGATTCATCTTTATTATCAATAATACTAAGTGCTCTTATTATTTGAAGAGATTGAATTTTTGATATTAGTTTTTTTTCTAAACTATTATTATTTCTACCCTTTAAGTCATATGTTATTTTTATACCTACTGGTTTATATTTAGATATTTGATAATTTATATCATCTATAATATTTTTTAATTCATCAACCGTTTTTTCTTTTAATTCATCAACCGTCTGTAATGGATTTTCTTTAATAACAGAATAAACATACTTATAAAAAGGTGATTCTTCAATAAATTTTTTCATCATTGTGAAATTTATCTTTCCATGTCTAGCATAAACACCATCAATTTCAGCATCAACATTTTGAAATTTACTAGAATCTGTTGTATCAATTTTTATATTTCTTTGTCTAATAATTGGTTTAATTTGTCCTTTTGGTATCCAAGTAGATAAAGTGTCAATTTTAGATCCAATTCCCTTATCAACTTCTGGTTCTAAATGAAATTCAGTAACATCAAAATCTGGTAACTCAGCACCAGCTTCATTGTTTGTAATCACACGTCCACTTAATAGTTTAACACCAATTTTCTTTAGTGAAATAGGTATAAGTGTTCTTTTTTCAAATTCAGCATTTAATATTCTATTTAAATCTAAGATATCAACTGCTTTTTTTATTGAGTTACATATTTCATCATAATCATCTTGATTAGAAGTTATAGCCCAAACATCAGCTGGGCAATATTTAGAAAAGTCCGTAGTTATAAACTGTTTGTAATATTTTGGAAATTCACTAAACTCATCAGCTTTGGATAGTATTTTAAATTTATTTAAAATTACTTTATTTATTGAGTTTGGATTTTTATCTGAATTATGATAGAATTGATAATTAATTCTATCATCAAATAAAATTCTACCACCAGAACTCGCATTAGCTATATTATTAATAGAGTTTTTAAAAGTAGCCATCCAAAATTTATCATATAAAAAATAATCCATATTTCTGATTTTAAAATCATTTGTTATGTGGCAATTATTTGGATATACTTCACCTATAAATTGATCTAAATATTCATTAACATCATTTTGCGTAAAGTTTCTACCTAATTCTATTCTTCTTGATATTAAAAACATTTGAATTATTTCATTCTCATTTGTGTTCATACCAGCCCCAGAAGATCCAAAATCAATAGATTTGAATAGGTCTGTTAGTTTATATGTATTACCATCAGAGGTTTTGAAAACTTTATTTCTAGCAAAAAATGGTTTTGATTTTTCTGGAGAGAAATTTCCGTGTTCATCGGTTATTTGAGATAGGGGATCTAAATCACTATCTATATCAATATATTGATTTGATCTTTTATCTAATATTTGTGTTACGATAATCTTAGTACCATTTGGTAATTCGAGAGGTTTATTATTTCTTATTTTATCAATTAAAATATCACCCCTTAGTTTATCATCTTTTGACTTTTCTAAGTCTTTAAATTTTAAATTTGCTTCAAAGAATTTACTAAATTTAATGATCTCCATAAACTATATATAAAATATATAATTTTATAAAGTATCTTTTTTGGGTTTAAATATCTCCAAAACTTTTATCTTAACAATAATTCTACCAGTTTTGTGATTTCCTATTTTATTGAATGCGTTTTTGCTTAAATCAATTCTCATGCCTTTGGTACCACCCATTCTATCAGTTATTTCAACTGTATCTGATTTATTATTACTTATATTAGTAACTAAAATTCTACTCTTTTTTGGTAAGTGATTATAAGCAGCAGTTGAGTATTCTCTGTGAACTTTTCGGTGTCCATCGGTTTTATACCAGGTTGCTATATGATCGGTTTTCTCAATTTTATCAATATTGTGTTTAACTTCTGTTTTGATAAACTTTATGTTTTTATCTAATTCTTTTTTAAAACCTTTTTCGGTATTATTAAAATCAATTGGTTTTGATAGTTTTAGAACTTTTATATCTTTAAAATTATTTCTTAATCTTAAATCAATTTTTGTATTTGCTTTTTTATTTATTGCGTAAATAAAATTATAAGTTAAAGATGAACTTATAAAAATAAGTAAAAGCGTAGCTATTATTCTCTTCATAAGGAATTTATTTTTAAAAATTATTATATGATTTAAAGGATGAAAAGTTTAAATATCTTTAAACTTTTTAATTATTCTATATTTTAGAAGTGGTTTATCGTTGATGGTGATATCACCTTTTTTATTTTTACCAATCTTTTTTACCTTGACTTTTTTATTTTTGAATCTACCGCCTAATACAGTATCACCAACTTCAATTGGAATTTTTATATCTTCAAATGTTTTTAAGTATTTCATGAAAATGTATTAATTGGTTTTTCTAATCTATTTTCCCAACCTTTTCCAAACTCTTCTTTCTCATCAGCATCGGCATTTGTCAAGTATTGTTCTAATCTATTATTTTTTATAAATTTATGTAATTTTTTAAGATCTTCATTATCCATTTTATTTATAACTGGTGTTAATTTGTCATGAACATCGTTCCAACTATCAATATTATCAACATCATGTCCTAAATCATCCATAGCATAAACTAAGACTTTCTTAGCAGCTCCTGGTCCTTGATTAACACAAGCATCATATAAAATGTTCGCAATTGGTTGGCTTTTAATATTGTGAAATCCTTGTGGATTCCAATATTCAGCTTCGTATATTTTAGTTGCAGTCTCTTTTGATAAAGTCTTCATTATGTTTTTCCATTTGACACCTATATCTTTTTTATTAACAAACTTTTGATCAAGTTTCCATTGTTCGCCAAAAGAAAGTAATCCTCTACCACAGAGTTCTTCATATCTATGACCATAACATTGTTTTAAAGCTTTAATTTCTTCATTTGTTGATGGTTTTATATTTGTTTTTATTAATGTGAAGGCTGCTATACCATGATTTGTACCAATTAAATATCCAGATTTATCACCGGTTGTATAATTTCCACCATCTGTTGGATTTTCTGTATATCCACCCTCAGCAAATGAGACTAATTTATTAGCTTCATCAAAAGAAGATTTTTTTGAGTTATCAACTTTAGTGTCTTTAACTTCAGCGCTGACCGTAGTTTCTTTCTCTGGTGAAATTGAAGTCATTTTAACTTCTTTTAAAACTGGTTCTTTAGCTATATCACTATCAGTTATCAACTTACCGATTGGTAAACTTGTTACAGTGAATATTAGAATTGCTAATCTTGTAAACAAGTCTTTTTTAATAGTATATGGTAATTCTTTTAATTCTTGAACAAACTTATCAAAATACTTTTTAACTTGTTCTTTATCTAATTTTTGAATAAAGGCTTTGATTTTTTCAGTTGGAAAAAGTTTAATATCAAAACTAACAGGTTCTTCGCCTTGATTTATATAATCTTTAAATTTACCTAATTTTGTTCTTATTTTAGATGCTTTTGATTTAGCTAAATCAACATACTTTTTAATATCTTTTTTAAGATCTTTAGTTTGTTTTTCGATCTCCCACTCAATCTGTAATGGATCTTCATCTTTTGTCGGTTCAAACTTTTTGGACGGTTCGATATCCCAAGTGATAGTATCTCCTACATTTACTTTATCTTCAGGTTTAGTAAAATCCCACTCCATTGTAGGTGAATTACTTTCAACCATTTTGAAAATTTCATAGATTATTTGTTGAAATTGATTTTCTAAAAGAAAATCATCATATTTAG